GCTAGAGGGTAAGTGCCGAGTCGCATCTGCCACCTCTGCGACACCGTGTAAAGCCAGACCTCGGTCGGTTTGAGGCACTTTGTAAGGCGGATACCTCAAGCTCAGGAAGAAGTATTTCCATCCGTCTTCCCACACCCTCCTTACATCAGGGTACAAGGACTCTTTTGTCCTGTATTCTGACGCTAGGGGGGTGAAGTGCGTCTTCCTAAGCTAGAAAGAAGTATAAATATATTAACTTTAACAACTAAATAGATTAAATAATCTTACTTAATTTAACTAACTGAAGAAACACACGATATGGGAAAGAGAATCAGAATTAGACCAGAACAAGATATGAAACAAAATGTTAGGCAAAAAGCTAGAAACAGATGCTTTGTGTGTGAAAGTATTTCAAATCTAAGACCTTACTATAGAAGTACCAAGTACGACAAAACTGGCAACTTGAAAGGTAAAATTTATCTTTGCCGCCAGTGTTTTTCTACTGTCTATTACTGGCTTACACACACCAAAAGTAAAAGGTTAGATAGATGGAATGCTGTTGGCAGAATGCGTAAATATTGTAGAAAATATGGTAAAAGTAGAACGATTGGGCATATTTATCATATATGTAAGTAAATTTAAGAAGAAAAGGATGAATAAAATCACATGGCAAAGAAACTAAGAAGTCCTATCAGGTGGTTTGGTGGTAAGGGTAATCTAGTCCCAAAACTACTAGAATATATCCCCCAGCACACATATTATTGTGAAGTATTTGGTGGTGGAGCATCCCTATTATTTGCTAAAAGACCTACACGATTTGAAGTGTATAATGACGTTGACAGTGGACTAGTTACGCTTTTCAGGGTTTTAAGAAATTCTAAGAAATTCAAACTGTTTTACAAGAAAGTCTGTTTGACGCCATATTCAAGGGAAGAATATTACTATTGTAAGGAAACTTGGAAATGTTGTGAAGATGAAATAGAAAAGGCATACAGATTTTATGTTGTTACTAGAATGTCCTTCAGTGGTGATCTTCAGGGTGGTTGGAAGTACAATTTGAGCAACATGAGTAAGAACATGTCTGCAGCAGTTTCTAAGTGGTTATCCACCATAGAAATGCTTCCCAGAATTCACCAAAGAATCATGTCTGTTCAGGTTGAACACCTAGACTGGCAGACTTGTGTTGAAAAATACAATGAATGGGAAAAAGATGGATTCTTTTATTGTGACCCACCATACTTACTAGAAACTAGACGAGGGGGAAAATATGAATGTGAAATGACTTACGAAGACCATGAAAAACTTGTAGATTGGCTTTTGACTAAATGTAAAGTAAATGTTATGTTATCCGGATATAACAACAAATTGTATGAAAAGTTAGAAACAAATGGATGGCAAAAGGTATGTTGGGATGTGGGTTGTCATGCAGTAGGGAAAACCCGTCAAACAGGTATTTTAGGTACTGGATCTACTTATACAAAAAATCAAAGAAGAAAAGAATGTATCTGGATGAATTATCATATTCCACAGCATCTGTTTGAATTGGAAGGATGAAAGACTATGAAAAGACGAAGAAAATACAACATGAAATTTGACAGAACTGCCAGACTTGAATATGTCAATAGTTATTTCACCCATGAATTAATTGAAGAATTGACAAAAAAATTCCTTGACAATGGCGGAAAGGTGATTAAATTATCACCAGACCCACGATTGAAAAGATATAGAAAGGGGAAAGAATGATGGGATTTTTAGAGTTTTGTAGGGAAGAGATTGAAAGAGCTGGGTTGTTTTCAAAAGATGAAGATTTTTATGGTGGAATGACAGGAAAGGCATTGATGGAACTATGTGAAGTGTTTTCAAATCAAGGTCATTCAGGAATGTCTGCTGGTTTGGTTGCCAGTCTGTTTAAACGGCTAACTGAATGGAAACCAATAAGTCCACTTACTGGTGACGAAGATGAATGGGTGGAAATAACTGATAACCTTTATCAGAATAAAAGGTGTCCTTCAGTCTTCAAAGACAGGAAGACAGGCAAGGCTTACCAAGATGATTATTATATTTTTGTTGACAAAGATGGTATCTCATATACAAGCAAGGATTCCAGAAAATATATAGAATTTCCTTACGTTCCAAAGAACGAATTTGTGTATAAGGAAAGTAATAACTAAAAAGAGGAAAAAACAATGAAATTTTTAGTTAAAAGAACGTCAGAGTATCGGAACAAAAGGAAACCTTGTGAAGAGGCGTGGAAAGAGCAGTGTGTATTTACTGAGGAGCGGGTATGTGATGATCCTAGCAAACTTTCACTTTGTCAGAAAGAATTATGGTATCAACAAGGAACAAATCATCGTGTTGAAGATGGACGCATCAAGAGGGATTTTATAGAAGATAGATGGTTTGTGTCCATAAATTCATTGGAAGACTTGCTATCTTTTTCAGACAAGTATGGCAAGATTATTCTATCCCGTTTTGTTGAAGATCCTAATATATGGGAAATAGAAATTTACGATGATTATAGGGAGTGACAGATGGATAAAGGAATAAAGAAAGTATCTGATTTGGTAGCAGTTTTGGAAGATGTTGACCAAGAATGTGATATTTATGTTAGAATTCCTGAACTAACTGAAGCAGACTTTCCAATTAGTAAAATTGTAAAAGAATATGATTTGATTAGGGATTCTTTGACTAGGGATAAGGTTGTTTTGATTTGTGAATGAATTAAATGGGGTGGACAGATGACAGAATTTTGCATTTCAGGAGAGGAATTAAGGAAAGCTTTGAGGGAGATAGAAAAGGCTGAAAAGAATGGGTTTTACCACTGTTTAGCAGTTTTCGAACTATCTTCAGTAGGTTATATGTTATCTGATTGTAGACTTACATTTAGTGATTTGTGGGAGAGGGCACATCCATCTGATCTAACTTTAGATTGGGGGAGATGCCAAGGTATAACAAGAAGGTATAAGTTTAAAGATGGTAAATTAGTTCCAATCAAGAAGATGCAGAATAGAGAGGATGAAAATGAAAAAGATTGTGATTAGACAATGTGTTGAGTGTCCATATCCTGTTCCACCTAAAGAAAAGCTGGGGGAAATAGTTATCTCAGATGATGTATTATATCCGTGGTGTAAGCATAGTAAACGTTATATTAAAACCGCTGCCGATATTCCAGATTGGTGTTTGTTAGAAGATGAGGTTGATTCAGGTAATTTATTGGTAACTATAAAGAAGTATTTTGAAAATTGTCGATTTGATGACAGGTTACATTTAGGATTGGGGGATATACGACTGACAATCGGGATGCAGGAGGAGGTGCTGAAGATAATAGCTAAAGCAACAGGACAGAAGTTTGATGGGATTAACTTAATGGAGGAGTGAGAGATGCGAATAACAGTTTGTGATGTTTGTCAAACAAAGGAAGGGGTTGAAAAAGTTTGGCTTCCATACGACAGAAAGATGGATGCAGCAGGATCTATGGAAGATGTTGGGGAAACCTTTGATCTTTGTTGTAAGTGTTATCTTAGGGTTTTGAGATTTAGGGTGCTTCAAGAAGCAAGAACTGGTAGAATAGATAAATGGGCCTTCAACAAAAAATTGATAGAAGATATCAAGGGTAAAATTAGTAGATGAGAAGCTCTTAATAAGATAAGAAAAGAATAAGCGATATTATTTGCTAATTTTTACAAAGAGGACTACTTTATGGTCCAATTTGCAAAAACTAACTTGATTGACAAGGAGGAAAAACATGATGACATTAATTTTCTTTTTATTGGGTATCCTCACAGGTCTGATTCTTGCTTTCATCATTGGTCAGTTTGCCTTAAAGAAGGGTCATAGGGAGTGGGAGGATAAGCTCGTTGGGTTTTGGGAGAAAAGAAGTGAAGTTGATGACCGAATGATTGAGCTCTGGAAAGAGAAAAATGAACAAGAACAGCAAATGGTTGAAGCCCTTTGGGAAGTACGAAAGGCAATTATTGATCTTAGAAGATAATAAGGAGGGAGAAATAAAATGGAAGAAGAACTTGGAAAAACGTTTGTTGAATTGGTTGAATTTATCCAACAAGTAGGACCAGATGTTTGGGCTGTTATGGTGAAACAACAGATTATATCAGGAATTTCTACTATTGTTTTATGGATACTTGCCTGTGTTGGTTTTGTTGGAAGTTATAAACTTCAAAAAAGGACTAATGATGAAACGGAGTTGATTGCGGGAATAACTGGTTGTGTACTATGTGGATTTGGGATTTTTGTTTTAACAGTAGTAGTATTTGCCGATGCACTTCCCAAGTTACTTAACCCCCAGTATTATGCATTAATGGCCTTAAAACCATAGGAAGGTGATAAACAATGGCTACACAAACGACTAAAATTCTTCCATGTTCCTGCCAGCATGATTTCCAGGATAAAAGGTATGGAAAAGGAATGCGATTAATGAACCTTACCATAAAACGTAATCCGACTGTGTGGCGATGTACGGTTTGTGGTAAGGAACGAAGTTAAAAGGAGAACTATTATGTCTGATGATCTGAAATTGAAGCGAAACGAGGTGAATTATATAAGACCACCAGTAAGAAGATTTGTGATGGAGATGGAGAAAATTCTACAAGAATATGATGCAATCAAAGGGTCTGATGGTTGGCGGAATGAAAGTATTGAATGGCTCTTTGAAAGACTTGTTCAGGAAGTGTTTGAATTATATGGAACAATTTTCGTGGAATCTCGATTCATACCAACAGCCGCCAAAAAAGAATGCTGCGATGTAGCTAATTTTGCTATGATGATTTTTGATCGTTTGGAAGATTATACAAGAAAAAAGAAAGAAAATAAGGAAGAGGTAGAAAAAATGCTTTGTCCTATATGTCGTTCAAGAGATATTTTTAAGCAGTGGCATCTTACCTGCCATCCTACCGCAGAAGGTCCATACTGTAGCTTTGGTGACTATGATAAAATGGATGAGGAACATCTACATTATTATTGTAGGGATTGTGGGTTTGATTGGTCAGTAAAAATAGAACGGACAAAAGGGAAGGAAGATGACGATTGAACAATTTGTTCAGGTTTGGATTTGTGTATTTGGTGGAATTGCCATCTGGTTGGTCGGTAGGAAAGAAAGAGAATGGAGACGTTGGGGATATGTGGTTGGTTTCATTTCACAACCAGCTTGGTTTTATACAACAATTAAACACCACCAGTGGGGAATATTTTTGGTAGCAGTGTGGTATACATATTCATGGTTACAGGGAATAGTTAATCATTGGGAAACAGAAGAATAGAGGTATGGGTTCTTATGTTAGTAATAGACATTTCAGTAAATAGAATTGAAAAAGTTGATACCATTCTTATCCATAGGATTGAAACCAATGACAATGGTATTAATGTTTACAGAATTGAACGTCCTACAGGATTTGAGGATAGATTAATAAAACATAGGTATTCAGATGGAGCATTAGAATTACTACATAAAGCACTTCATGTTATACTAGAGGAGAATTATGAAGAATGAGATTTGTAATGCTATGACGGAAGAAGAGATGAGAGAAGCAGAAGTTCCATATTTTACCTCTGTAGGAAAATTAATGGATTATATTGAATCTCTAGTAAATAGGACACATACCTATGACACGTGTGTGTATGCTATGAGTATGGCAGCAGTGGCAGCATTTAATTATGTAGCTTCTAAACTCGGAACAACAGTATTCCAAGGAAGTTGTGCAGATTTAGACATACTACGTAGGACTAGAAGGATGAAACATGGATTTAGGATTATAGACTATGAGAAATTACTATACCCCCAATATCTTAATAAAGATGAATTTCCTTCCTTCCAAGATTTGATTAGTAAAAATATTGACTGGTTGGCAGATGCAGCAAAGGAATTACTAAAGGAAACTTCTGAAACAAATTCATTTGTTCATCCAGATGTCTGTAACTGGTGGAAAGAGTTAGTAGAAAAGAAGAGAATAAAAGAGGAAAACAATGTCACGATCAGATAATTTTATTGGGTTGAACGAAAAGGCAAATGATTTCTTGTGGAAAAATGGGAAGATTGGTAAGCTGAAATTGTATGATGATAGTGGTAATTTGATTTCAGAAGAAGATAAACTTCTTTATACTGAATCTGATAAATATACTTGGCTTTCCATGTTTGGTGGGGAGTACCCACTAAGGGTGTTTGAATTGAAGGATGGTACTAAAGTATATGAAAAGGTCCAGCTTGATCCTTGGTCAAGTGGTCCTTGCATTTTTACGGCTTTAGTAGATGAAGATGATAACTGGATTGAAGAAACGTTGTGGGATGAAGATAAAGTGTTGAAGGAATTGTAAATAGGTTTAATTAGGAAAGAATAATGGAATTGTGGTTTAATCTATTTGAAATAGTAATTGGCACATCTTATTTTTATTTAGGTGTTTGTGTATTTGAATGGAACGATTCAGATATAGCACTTTTGTATTTAGAATATTGTGATGGGGGGTTTGATTGGGATTTCTTCGGGATTAATTATTTGATTAGAAAGATAAAAGGAAAAGGTTGAATGTTAGATACTATTTGTCAAATATGGATCTGTGTATTTGGTGGAATTACTATTTGGTTGGTTGGGTAGAAGAATGTTGGAAGGAGAAAATGGGGCTACATCTTTGGATTGCTCTCCCAACCAGCCTGGTTAATTACAACTTTACTTAATAAACAATGGGGAATCTTTGTAATTGCTTTATGGTACACTTATTCTTGGCTACAGGGAGTTTATAATCATTCTTTATCTAGGAGATAGGAGGGGGTTAAATGAAAGAATGTAATGAATGTGTAAGGGTTTGTCATCCAAGTAAGGAGATGTTGATGAGTAATGAATCGTGTCCCAATTACCAAAGGGATCATTTCTTCTTTGATTTCGTTGACCATATTTCTAAAATAACCATTTCTGATCCTGATAATGAGATAGTATCCTATTTTTTGAAATATGCTAGGTAATGCTATGTTAAAATGTACACGCTGTCCTGCCTATAAGAATCCCCACAATATCAATTGTGTTCCAGTCTTTGGTAATCTTGATTCACCAGTCTTGTTTGTAGGTGAAATGTTCGGGAAAACCGAATGTGAAGTAGGGGAACCATTTGTGGGAAGGGCTGGAAAACGTTTTAATAAGTTATTGAAATTAATAGGTTTTACTAGATATGATGTTGCTATCTGCAATTCACTTCGTTGTTATATAGAAGGTAACACTACCCCACCAAAGAAGTACCTTGATCCATGTTTTATCCATCTTCAAAATGATGTGGAAAAGATTAAGCCTAAGCTAGTAGTAGCAATGGGTGCTATCGCTTTTTATCAGACTACTGGTCTGCCACGGGATCTTTTTTCCCAGCATATTGGTAAAGTTGTGTGGTCAGATCGGCTTAAATGTTCTGTTCTTGTTACATATCACCCAGCAGCATCTTTATATGATTCCAAGAAATGGGATATGTTGATAGAACAGTTCAGACAGATTCCATCACTTATTGGGGGAGAAGGTGCTGGTATAAAACATTACGATTATATTTATATTGAATCACCAGAACAGTTTGAAAAGCCTTTCAAGTGGCTAGCTGCATCTGATGAAATCTATTTAGATATTGAAACTACAGGATTATTTCCATATAGTGGTGAAATTTCCCTGCTACAATTATCAGCAGGACATGAACCGATTTATGTTATAGATGGAGGTGTTATTGAAAAAATTGTTCCATCCCTTAGATACCTGTTTGTTGATCGTGGTATAGGGGTTGTTGGCCAGGGGTTTGAATTCGATGCTAAATGGTTATCTGTAAAATATGGAATATTCCCTGTCAATTGGAAATTTGATACCTGCCTTGCTGAATATATCATTTCTGGGCTAAAGCACAATGATCTTACCTATCTAGTTTCAAAATATGTTCCAGAATCAATGGGTTATGATAAAGAAATAAAGCTGATGGGTGGGGCACACAAGGTAATGGACAGGGGTAAACTTTTGCAATATGCAGCAGATGATGTTGGGGTGTTACACAAGATAAAAAAGAAGCAGGTAAAACTATTAAAGAAACAAAATCAGGAATTTTTGTTTTATGAAATAACCATGCCATGTAACAAGGTTTTAACACAGATGGCACTTCGTGGTATTAAATATGATATTGATGCTTTATTGAAGCTGGATAGGAAATATGAAAAGAAGGCTAATCGTGCGTTGAAGCAGGCTATGGAATTAAAAGGTGTGAAAGAATGTGAAAAGAAGTTTAGAACAAAATTTAATCCAAGATCTACACCACAGCTAAAATGGTTATTATTCGACTATTATAAACTGCCTGTAATCAAGACTACAAAGAAAGGGAACCCATCCACTGGACAGCAGGTGTTAAAAGAATATGCAGAAAAGTATCATAATGAATATTGCGTTTTGATGGAAAAGTATCGGGCTTATGATGCACTGCGTAACAATCAATTGTCTGGTGTTATTCCAAAATTAGTCAACGGTCGGGCACATACTACATATTCACTTCATGCTACTACAACAGGGCGTTCTGCTTCCTATGATCCTAATCTGTTGAATTTACATCCAGAAGTTAAAAAATGTGTTGTTGCTGCTAAACCATTAGATGAACATAAAGCATATAAGGATCAAGAACTAGATGATGGGGAAGATTGGTGGTTCGTGAAAGGGGATATGTCCCAGTTGGAAGTACGGGTGATGTCGGTTATTTATAATGATCCGAAGTTGATAGCTTTTTGTAATAAAGAAGGGGAAGATTTTCATTCGTTGGTTGCTAGTAGGATCTATGATGAAGACTACCACGAATTTGCAGCCAAGGTACAGGATGGGGACAAGGAATATAAAGAGAAAAGACGAAGGGCCAAGGCAGTTACGTTCGGGGTTGTCTTTCAGGAAACAGAGAAAGGATTAGCGTTCAATCTGGGAATATCAGAAAATGAAGCAAAAGACTTTATAGACAAATATTTTGAAGCGTTTCCAGATATGCGGGAAAACATTAAAAAAATCCAGGAATCTGTTATTAAGACTGGATATGTGGATACGTTTTTTGGTTTAAGGCGTGTGTGGGAAGACCATTCAGCAGAAAACCACTATATGTTACGTGAGGCCGTCAACCACCCAGTACAAGGCACTGCTTGGTCATTGTGTCAGTTGTCAATGATAGGGATTGACAAAGAATTCATAGAGAAGAATATGAAGGCACGGTTGGTAATGCAGATTCATGATGAATTAATTGTGGTGTGTCCAAAAAGGGAAATTGAAAGGGTGAAAAAAATTATGAAGGAGGTGATGGAAAATATACATAAGGATTTCAATGGCTTAAATAGGGTGAAGTTGAAGGTGGATATAAATGTTGGAAAAAAATTGGGTTAGAGGGTTGACAAAGGATTTGGAATGTTTATTTTGGTAGTAGAGATTTTGGGGAGCCACAAAAGTCAAGACACCCAAAAAGCTTAAGCGAGTCATAAAAGGCAAGACACCCAGACATATTAAGCGTTTTGAAGGTTGGCTTCAGCAAAACAATTCTGACTTGGGATCAGACATTATGCCAGCCTGAAATTTGTGAGAAAGGAGCGAGCCAAGTTTCTAAGGACACTCAAAGTAAAAAAGCATTCCAAAGGCTGGTTTCAGCAAACATACAAGGCATTTAGCCACCAGTTAAGTAAACCTAGTGCCAGCCTGTAAATTAACAATTGGAGGGCAGCCATGAAAAAGAAAAAATTTATATTGATTTTATTAGGGATTTTACTTTTATTGGTAATAAATAATCCATTTGTATTTCCATCAGATGATGGTGAAACAGGCATAGATTGGGTGTGTATAGGTAAACCTTCCTGTGTTAGCGTCTTAACATCCTGCAATTTCCAACCAGTTTCTATTATAAAGACTAAACTTGCTTGGATTATTGTCCGTGGGTATCCCAAGGTTTCTTTTGAGCATCCTTTATATATCGGGAAACTTGCACATAATTTATTTCTATGTACATCACTTATAGGGGAAGATGCTGATTCACAACCGTTGTTAGAAGTTCTTTACATAGAAACGAAGGGAAAAATTACCGATTAAGTAGGTATTGTATGTCAGACTTTGACCCAAACAGAATAAAACTTTCTATTGATAATAGTTCTCTTTATGCACTTGAAAATGAACTGATAGACTATCCCAGACAGCTAGGGGAACTGCATAGGGTTTATTCACAGGCTATAAAGAAAGTAGACAAATTTACACTGGAATTGGAAATTTTAACAGCAAAGATTCTAGAGGAGATGCAAAAAGATGCAGAACGCAAGGGACGGCCCTATCCACCATCATCATTACAAGAAGTCAGGAAAACGAAAGTTCCACTGGATAAAAGATATAAACGATTAAAATTACAGTTAATAGAAGCAACTGAGGAAAAAAATATATTAGGTGGTTTAGTAAAGGCTTATGAAGCTAAAGGGTATCGGTTACAAGAGCTGATTCAGCTGGCCAATAAACGGACGGATTTTGCGTTTTAAGGAGCCATGAGATGTGACAAAGACATTAGGTGAAAGCGAGCCACGTTTGTTAAGACACCCACAGTGGGAAAGCGTTCCGAAGGTTGGCTTCAGCAAAAATATTATGGACTGATTGCTAATTCAGAACCCTATGCCAGCCTGATACTAATAAATAAAGGAGCGAGCCATTCCTCACAAGACACCCAAAAAATGCAAGCGAGCCACTGTGTCTAAGACACCCATTTTCGTCAAGCGAGCCACGAAAAATAAGACACCCAAACCCAATAAGCGTTTCTAACAGGAGGTTACTATGAACTTACGAAGGTTGAAACAAAATGAGACACAGTTATTGGACGTTCACCGTCCTGTTCCCAAGCATCTAGGTGGAACATATACACCTGATAACGTGGTTGTGTTGTCCCCAATTGAGCACATGAGGATTCATGGAAACCTTAGAATACGAAATGAACAATTAGAACGGTTAAAAGAAATGATTGATGATCGGGCACAGACTATTAAGTTGAAAAATAAGATTGAGAACCAAGTTCGTGCATACAAACGTCAAACAGATCATCTATCACAAGACACTTTGCAATGGCTGTTACATATATTAAATGAAGTCAAAAGCAAGCTTCGTGTTCAGGATGGTCTGGTAAAAAGTTTTGTGCATACACTAGACGACCCACTAGCCAAAGCTGCACTGTCAGTTAGGGCTGTTGGGGAAATGACCGTGGCATATTGTTTGGTCTATATTGATTTGGAAAAGGCTAGGCATGTGTCATCCGTGTGGGCTTATGCTGGGTTGCATGTGTCCAGCAAGGATCGCTACAAAAAAGGACAGTCAGGGGGTGGTAATAAACGATTAAGGACACAGTTGTATACATTGGCAGATAGCCAAGTGAAGCATCGTGGTCCGTACAGGGCAATTTATGATAGGGTGAAGGAAAGATTAAGTAATTCCAATAAGTTAGTCTGGTCAAGGACTACTAGGGGCGTGTTGAAAGAAATGCCCTGGAAGGAAACCAAGCCAAGCCACAGGGATGGTGCTGGGAAAAGGGCTATAATGAAGCATTTCTTAGCAGATTGGTGGTATGTTGGCAGAACCTTAATGGGGTTGGAAACTCATCCCATGTACGCAGAAGCAGTGTTGGGAAGTGGGCACAAAGCAGTAAGTCCGCAAGAACGGGGATGGAAAGTTTAGCCATTTTGGGTAAGACACCCAAGACATCTAAGCGAGCCAAAATTCTTAAGACACCCACGGGGTTGAAGCGAGCCATGTCAAAAAAGACACCCAATCGGCACAAGCGAGCCATGATTTTTAAGACACCCAAGGACATAAAGCGAGCCATTTGGGAGAAGACACCCATGGAAAATAAGCGAAGCAATACTTGACAAGACACAATAAAGTAATTATAGTAATACCAATACAAAAAACAGGAGGACAGAAAATGCCGAAAAAAGACCCGTTTCTACTAGACCCCGAAGATGGGGCGAAGATGGAAAAAGAAGTAAAAGGAAGGTCACGTGGGGTAATTTGTAAAAAGCGTCATGGACTAGGAGACTGTGAAATTTGCAATTATGTTTCTGCCCTTTACCAGCAAGGGGGTAAGGAATCAACAGACAAGGCTTCTAAGCTGGCTGCTAAGGTGCGGTTTTATCTAAATGTAGTCTTCCCTGATGATCCAAGCAAGTTGGTTCTAATGGAAATCGGGAAGAAAGCTGGGGATCGTATCATTTATAAGTGGAAGAAAGGGGAATGGAGTGACATTGCCCATCCTAAAAAAGGGAAAGGCAGGGAACTTCGTATTACTAAAACAAAAGGCGATATGGGCTTTAACAACTATGATGTAGACCCGTCACTTAATAAAGCTGACTATGACATTCCAGATGAAGTGCTTAATAGCCTTTATGATCTGGACAATATTCTTGAACTGGTTCAAGATGAAAACATTGAAATCTTTCCCGTGTCTTCCCTTAAGATGGATGAATCCCTTACCTTCAGGATTTGTCCATACTGGAAGTGGAAGGAAGAAGGAAAGAACAGCAAGATCATGGCCCCAGTATGGCGTCATTGGAACACAAACCTGATGAATGAAAGTGAAATGGAGGAATCAGCAGGGGAAGAAATGAAGCCACCGTGGGAAACTGATGATGTAGAAGATGATATTCCAGACTTTAGTTCCCCATCTGCAAAGGCTGAAGAAAAAGAGGTGAAAGCAAAAGGAAAGGCGAAGAAGCCCGCTTGCTTTGGTGATGAAGACTGCTTTGAGGAAGATGATGACCAATGTCAGTCCTGTGCGTTCTTTAAAAAGTGTAAGATGGCAGTGGGAGAGTGATAGGATTTAAGCCAAGGTTTTTAAGATACCCAATAATGGCAAGCGAGCCACGAGATGTAAGACACCTATTGTTTGTAAGCGAGCCACAGTTGTTAAGACACCCAAACAACTTAAGCGTTCCGAAGGCTGACTTCAGCAAAAATATTATCTAGTTTGTAAGTGACAAACCTTGTCAGCCTGTTTTATGAGCGAGCCAAAAGAACAAAGACACCCAAAAGCCGAAAGCGAGCCATATGCTTGAAGACACCCACAACCATTAAGCGTTTTGAAGGTTGGTTTCAGCAAAACTATTATGGACTGCAAATCCACTTTTCGCCAGCCTGAAAGGAGTTAGATCATGAAAAAGACAAAAGAAAATGGCACACAATACGAATTTTCGCTTGATCACGCTTTGGAATTTTTTTCCAAAGCAGGGTCGTTATTCACTGGTAGACAATCCTTCTACCAAGATGAAGAATCTGCCTTATCCCTTTTCCAGAAAAGTTGGGTAGTGGATAAAGAAATTACTATGAAATTGTTGTTTTGGCTACGGGACTGTAGGGGTGGTGCAGGGAATCGAAGTGGGTTCAGGGAATGTATTGCTTGGTTAGCATCAGATTCCCCAGAATGGGTAGAAGCTAATATCCACTTAGTCCCTGTACATGGTAGATGGGATGACCTACGGGCACTATTTGGAACACCTTGTGAATCGGAAGCAGCAAGACTTTGGGCTAGTGCTATCCTTAATAAAGAAGTTCTGGCAGCGAAGTGGGCAGACAGGAAGGATAAACCGTTACGCCACCTACTGCATATGAACGAAAAATTTTTCAGGAAACTTCTTGCTGCTATCAGAAAAGACCATATTGTTGAACATAAGATGTGTCATAATTTATGGAAGGAAATAGAATACGACAAAGTTCCTTCTGTTGCAATGGCAAGATACACAAATGCTTTTACACGGCATGATGGTGAAAGGTTTGAAAAGTATAAGGAAGCACTGAAACAGAACAGGACTACTATCAGGGCTGATGTTCTTTTCCCACATGACTGTGTTCGAACTGCATTTTCTGGGGATAAGGAAATTGCAGATGCACAATTTGAAGCACTACCAGATTATATAGGGAATACTGATGAAAAAATAATAGTAATTGCGGATACTTCATTTTCTATGAATGTATATGTATCTGGTTCCGTTCGGGCAGTTGATATTTCCCAAGGGCTTGCCCTTTATTGTTCAGCAAAAATTCCAAAAGATAATCCATTCCATAAGAAGTTCTTGTCTTTTTCTAACGAAGGGGAATTTAAGAATTGGAATGGTATGAAGTTTTCTGAAGCGGTACGTGATCGTGGGATATTTGATGGTGCAATGGGGACAACTAGGATAGACAGGGCATTGGATTTGATTCTAAAGACTGCAAAGTTTTTTTATTTAACCCAAGACCAGATGCCAACAATGTTGCTAATTGTTTCTGATATGCAGTTTCATGAAGGTGTGGATGGTGACGGAACGGAAGTTGAAAAAGCATTGAAAAAGTGGACTGAAGCTGGGTATGAAATTCCTAAGATCGTGTATTGGAATACTGCTGGGTATGCAGGTTCACCAGCTACGGTTAAAAGTAGAAACGTTGGGCTTGTATCGGGGTTTTCACCTTCTATCCTGAAAAGCATTCTTGCTGCGGAGGATTTTTCTCCAGAAGGCATTATGCTCAGGGCACTAGAGAAATACGAAGTTGTAGTTCCTATGGATATGATAACTAAACCAATTGATTAAAGGTTCTATGGTAAAAAGCGAGCCATGATGCTCAAGACACCCAGACGACTGAAGCGAGCCAGGTTCTTCAAGACACCCATGGACAATAAGCGAGCCACTGGAGGCAAGACACCCAGCCTTTTCAAGCGTTCCGAAGGTTGGCTTCAGCAAGATTACGAAGACTTAGACATGAACTAGGTAACTTCAATGCCAGCCTGTAAATCAAAGTAATGGAGGAAAAGAGATGAAGGAAAAATGGAAAAAACATCTTTCAAAAAAATTGATAGAAGAAATCGTTAGAATTGACCCAGATGACATCAAATTTAAAGTCCTTAATAATGCCTACACAGTCTGTTTGATTACCAAAAATGATAAACGTGCGGTTGGTGTTGCAATATGTAGTACATTAGATAAATTTGATCTGAAAGTAGGGAAGAATAAGGCAGCAGGTAGGGCAGTTCGGGCCTATAAGAAACAAAATGTGGAAGATAGAATAAGATTGGGTTGGCGTCAATTTCCTCCAAGCTGGACTTTACGACAAGCTGAAAGGGTCCTCTATTGCCCGCTTCACTACAAATCATACTTTTTTACCGAACCTTCTACAACTAATTCTAGGAACCTGCTTCTAGAAAGACTTAACGTTTAGATAGGGGATAAATAGTGATTGATAGATTTCGACCAACTTCTTTCGATGAAGTTGTTGGGCATGAACTAATAAAGAATATATTACAAAAGATTCTTAAAGAAGAATCCCGAATAAATCTGCTTTTTCTTGGACCGCCAGGTATAGGAAAAACTACACTTGCCCTGATTTTTGCTAAAGAATTTGGTGTTCCGTCTGAAAACATCCTACATTATAATTGCTTTCACTTTTCTGGTGTTGAAAACCTACGTGAAACCATTTCTTCCCTTTCCAAACCTTCCCTATTTGGAACAAAGAAGGTTCTGATTCTAGATGAAATTCATGGGCTATCTAAAGTGGCCCAACAGGAATTGCTGATTCCACTAGAAAAGCTTCCATCTACAGTTGCAGTTATTGCATGTACTACTACCTTAGACAAGGTAGATGAAGCATTAATTTCCAGATTTACTAAATTTACATTAAAGCCTTTAAGTAGACGGGATATAAAGGAAATTGTTGATAGGATTTGTAAACAGGAAAACATTTCGTTAAACAAGGAAGTAAAATCAGTATTGATTTCATCAGCAGAAGGTATTCCACGAAGGGTTGTGATTGGATTATTTAAGGTAAAGGATGTTGATGATGTTGATGAAGCACGTTTCTTACTAGAAGAAGTTAAGCTGGAAGAAGAAGGAAAAGTATTTGATTTCTTTAAGTTATTACTAGCAAATAAAAGTTGGAATGTTATACGACACCATCTGGTAAATTTATTGAAAAATGAACGACCAGATAAAATACGATTTTCATTGTTGAATTTATGTACTGTTAGGATTTTGTCTGAATTTCAGAAAGATGTAAATGAAAGAAAACGATTGTGTAAGTTGGTGGAAGACTTAGCAAAGATTTATTCAGGGAACGATATATTAGTCAAAAGTGGGCTGGTAACAGCGGTATGTGAATTCGTAGGGAGTAAGCAAAATGGGTGATGACATTACTAAAATAGTCAAAAAACTTAAATCAAAAATATCAGGTATTAGATTAGGTTCAGAAGAACCGCCATTGGAATACATTTCTACAGGCAATCTTGCACTTGATTTAGCATTAGAGGGTGGGATTGCTTGGGGATATGTAGGTGAATGGGTAGGGAAAAGTGCAAGTGGAAAGACACTTCTTCTTCAGATGTTGCTTGCTGATGCGCAGAAGAAATACAATGCCATAGGAATCTGGTTTGATAGGGAAAAAGCATTCTTCAAAGGTAGGGCTGAAGAACTGGGTATTGATACAGATAGGGTTATCTTGATTGAACCGCAGGAAATAGTAACTGTTGCTGATTGTGAAGCTAAGGCTAAGGAAATTCTTCCTGAAATTCCTTCTGATGAATATAAGTTTATAGCTATTGATTCTATTTCAGCATTTGCTAAAGAAGGTGAAAAAGCAGATATGGGGAAGAAAGCACAAGCACTTCACAACTTTTTCAGAACCATAATCCCCATGATGGATGATAGAACTTCATTGAATTTTACCAACCAGGTGACTTTTAAGATAGGAATTTTGTTTGGTGATAGTTCTACAACAACCGGCGGGGAAGGTCCGAAGTACTATTCTACCTATCGGCTTAAACTAGATAACAAGAAGGAAATAAGGAATGAAAATGAAGTTGTTGTTGGAAACTGGATAAAGACAGTTATTCTTAAGACAAGGTTGGGACCAAGTTTCAGGGAAATAGAATTTCCGTTTTATTATAAGGATGGAATACCATATTATGGGGGATTGGCTAGGATGTTAGCTTCTGCTGGCATCTTGACGCCAAAAAATAAAGCCAAGTTTAAGGCATATAAATCCCACACTTTATTATATGGAAAGGAGGGAAAGGAAGAAGAAGTAGATGAATTTAGGATAAAGGAGTTTTTAGAGAAACACCCAGAAATTGATGTAACAAAGTATCCAGAATAGGAGGAAAGGCATGGATGAGAATAGATTGAAAGAATTGCATGAAACGTTTTTGTATCCTGTAGTTAGGATCTTTTCAAAGAAGGCAGCAGGATCGGGGACTACAATTTATTGCCAAGAAGATCCTAAGAATAAAGATGAATATATTACTTTAGTTCTAACTAACCACCACGTAATAGAAGATCTTATTTCACAGAAGCAGGATTGGGATTCACTGTTGAAACGTAAAATAGAGAAGGAATTTATTGAGAAAGCCAAGGTTGAATATTTCAGCTATGTCAGGATGTCTAAAGTAGATAGTTCAAACAGGTATGATGCTGATGTTATCGCATATGATAAATACCATGATCTGGCAGTATTGCGGATAAACAGCCCACTTAAGCGGGGCTATGTTGCACAGATAATTCCTGAAGACGAAATAAAGAATCTTAGACTGTTTATGGAAGTTGTTGCTAGTGGGTGTTCTATGGCACATGAACCTTTTTGTACTTATGGACAGCTTACATTTCTGAATGAGCTTATTGATCAGAAAGAGTATGTGATGTACAATGCAGGTTCCTATTTTGGCTCAAGTGGTGGGGCTCTTTTTCTAAGGGAAACTGGATGGCTGATTGGTGTTCCCTCTAGACTAACAGGTATTCAGCTTGGTTTTGGTATTGATATGGTAACCCATATGGGATTTGCAGCACATCCGAAGAGGCTTTATGAATTCTTTAGGGAACAGGAGTTGCATTTTATATTTGATCCGGAAGATGACTATTATTCTGCTATGGAAAGAAGGAAAAACAAAGAAAAAGAAAGTCTGATGGCATTGAAGGCTGAATTTCTAAGACAGGAAACTACAAGGAAGGAAAGTAGAAGTGGTGGATCAATTCTTGATTCTGATTAAACGAGGGACTTATGAGAAAGGTTGAAAAGATACAACTATCTGAAAAATGGGTAGAAGGGCTTAGTTCTCGATTTGCTGAAAGTATATGTGCAAATGCTGGTACTTTTGATGCTGATCTGGAAAGTGTACCAGCATTTGTGACTAATATTCCATCAGATGATCCAAGGCATTGTTTCACGTTTACAAGTCTTGGGGTTCTTGCATATTCAGCAGAGGAATGTGAAAGAAAATTGAAGAGGGGTATATTAAAGTATATTAGAAAGGAATTGGGTGGGTGGGAAAGAAGGAGGAAAAAGAAGGCTGTTATTATTTGGAGAGCAAAGCCATTTATCGAGGGGTGGTTTGATTTGGAAGAGGGGTGTATGGTGTATAGAGGGTGTACTAGATTAGCAATTCTTCACAAAAATTCTAAAAGGGTTAGTTACTTTTAAACTGGTTTGGGGTATTCTAATAATGACTAAAATCGTTGTGTTTTCAGATTCCCATTTTAGAAAGACATTACGTGTTGGTGATGACAATGTTGATTGGCTTCAGTTTCAACTAGATTGTCTTGACCAAGTATTTGACTACTGTATTGAAAAGGATGTAGATTATATTATCTTTAACGGAGATTTGTTTGAAGTTAAGTCTGTGGTCGATGTTGTCTTGTTCAATAAAGTGTGGGAAAAGTTCTATAATTTTGAACTGAGAGACAGATTAATATTCAATACTGGAAACCACGATATAGCAACTGTTTCTGGTGAGTCTATCTTAAAGCCTTTTGGTTCTTTGGTAACAGTAGTTGAATATGATACATTCTATTCTTTTAGGGTTGAAGAACAGTGGACAGTTAGAATCGTACCTTTTGGTTCATTTTCTGAAGAACATTCTACTAAGCCAACCAAGCATGGTATTCTTATTCTACACGAAGAAATAGAAGGGTTGACTTTGGGATGTACCAACTATAAACTTAAAGATGTCATTCCACTTAATGCGTTGAAAAGCTGGGATATTGTTGTTGATGGACATATACATAAACCACAACGTGTTGAAAATGTTTATGTAGTAGGTTCAATGTTGCAGCAGGATTTTGGGGAAGCTAGGGAAGATAAGTACTTTCTGGTTCTGAATATTAACAGAAATGGGTGTGTAGTAGATCCAATTCCGATAAAAGGACCAAAGTTCTACAAACTAAAAGGACTTGATGATCCAGGGATCACTTATATAGATGATGCGTTACCAAATGAATTTTTCAGGATTGATGTTTCTCCAGAAGAAGTTTCCCATCCTATTTTTGATAAACCAAATGTTTATTTTAATGTTGTAAAGACAGAAAAAAGAAAAACTAGAATAGAAGAAGAAGATATTTCTGATGAAGAATTGGTAGAATTGTATGTGAAAGAAGTGAAACAAGAGGAAGATGAATATGAGAAGTTAATAGAGGTCGGGAAAAAAATTATAAGGGATTGGAGGACAGATCATGCCGAAGAGTGAAAGTGTAACCAGTGTAATTTTTAAGTACCCAGCGGATGAAAAGATGCAGCTTCCAATGTTGATTCCACCAGTTAGGTTCAATCGTGGGGATATAATTAAGTTTTCTGAATTTGACTTTGGCAAGATGGATTATGAAGAAAAAGGAAAGTTTAAAGTAGTTGATATTGAACATGAAGTTCGTGGTATTGGGGATCTAGCAGATGTAGATACAATAGTTTATCTTGAAAAGGTGACACATTGAATACTGTAAATTATCTGTCGATTAAGAATTTCAGAAGTTGGAAAGAATTAGTGATTGAAAACTTTTCTTCCCAAGGTCTGTGTCTTATAAATGGGGATAATGGATCGGGGAAAAGTTCCATTTTGATGGCACTTGAATATCTTTTGACAGATGCTACCAGTAATGGGGTGTCGGCAGACGAATTGGTAAGACGTGGTGAAAAAGGATTTGAACTTGAATGTTCGGTTACGTTGTCTGATGGAAGGGAAATTGTAATATCTAAAAGCAGGATCAGGGATAAATCTAAGACAACATTAATTGTTGATGGTGTTGATAGGTCTTTTTCAAATAAGCGGGATACACAGAGGGAAATATTTAATCTATTAGGCATTTCTAGAAAATCTCTCTTGTACTCTTCCATCTTTACCCAGTTCTCCTCATCTTTCGTGGATGCCCCCGATTCAAGCAGAAAGGAAATACTATATGAATTTCTTGGGTTAGATAGATATGAAGGATATTGTCAGCTTGCTAAGTTGCTAGCTGAAGAATGTGAAAAGAAAGTTGGGAATTGTTCCGTTGAAATTTCTTATATAAGGGAAGAAATAGATAAGATAAAGGAAGAAATTGAAGAATATAAGGTAAAGTCTGAAAGGTTTGAAGAAGATAGAGATAGAGAACTTAAGGAATTAAAGAGCAGACTTGCAGGACTTAGCAGAATTGAGACAAAGGAATATGATTCCAAGATAGAAGAATTAAGAAAAAAACTTTCAGCATTTAATAAGGATGAAATAGAAGCTAGAATAGACAAGATAGAAGATGAAATAAGGATTACTAAGGATAGAATCATAGAAACTAGGTTAAAAAAAGAAGAAGCAGAAAAGAGGTTGAAAAGGGTTAGAAACAATATATGTCCAATCCTGAATAGGAAGTGTGAAATATTAGAAGAAGAATGGAAAGATGAAGTGGTAAAAGCTGAAGAGATGGTTTCTAGGTTAGAGAAAGAACTGGTTGGATTAAAAGGATATGAAGATAAGTTGACTAAATTATTAGTAAAATTGGAAGCTAAGATTGATGAAGCAGAACAGATAGAAGATGAAATAGAAAGTATAGAAGAAGAAAAGCGCAGGGTTGAAGTCAAGAATGAAGAAAATGTTAGGTTAGCAAAGATGATAAAGAATTCTATTCGGAAGATTAAAAATTCCTGTAATATTTATGATGAATTGATTGAAAAGAAAAAGAAGACTGTAAAGAAATTAAAGAAAGATATAGCCGAAAAGAAAAACATCCTTGAAGAACTGCAAGAACAACTTCAATACTACAATTTTTGGGTCAAAGGTTTTGGCAAGCAGGGTATTCCAAATTTAGAAATAGAAAGAATCCTTGGACTGATAGAAAGTAGGACGAATGAATATTTATCAAAGATGGCTGGTTCAACAAGGGTAAGAATTGAATCCCAAAGTGTTTTGAAAAGTGGTGCAGCAAGGGAAAAGATTAGTTATGACATTATGAATGGTATTAATAGGGTTCCGGTTAATACATTATCAGGTGGTGAAAAACAACGGGTTAAGGTTGCAGACGTTTTAGCTTTTTCTGACATACTAAGGAAATTTAATTTTTTGATTCTTGATGAAGTTTTGGATTTATCATTAGATAGCAAAGGGGCTTTAGATGTGTTGCAAGTTTTAAGAAAGAAGGCAGAAGATGTTGGTTCAATATATGTAATGTCACACAAAACTGAACTTAAAGGAATGTTTGATAACGTTATAGATGTAGGAACAAGACATGCTTGATTTATCTAGATATATTAAAATAGAAGAAGATTCCATAGTAGTCCTGATGAAATTTGGTTCACTTTTGTATGGAACCACAACTGAAAATTCAGATTTAGATTATAAAGGTGTTTTTATTCCAACTGAAAGGGACGTTCTTCTAGGAAAAATTCCAAAATCTATTTCATATTCATCAAAGAAAGGAAATCTTACAAAAAATACCAAGGATGACATAGACATTGAAATATATTCACTTCACTACTTTCTGAAATTAGCAATAGAAGGACAGACAGTAGCAATAGATATGATTCATGCATCAGAAGATTTTTTGGAAATATCATCTGATATTTGGACTGATTTAGTTAATAACAGAAAACGATTTTATACAAAGAACTTAAAAGCATTTATTGGGTATGCAAGACGGCAGGCTGCAAAATATGGAATAAAAGGGAGCAGATTGAATGCAGCCAAGATAATGATTGAATTTCTGGCAGGTTATGAAGATAGTACCAGACTGTCAGAAATATGGAATAGTATCCCTTTTGGGGAACATATTTATATCATACCATCTGCTCCCAACAATATTCGACAACTTCAGGTGTGTGGAAAAAAGTTTCAAGAAACTTGCACGGTGAAATATGTGAAAGATATTATTGAAAGATTTTACAAAGAATATGGAAAGCGTGCACAGATGGCAGCAAATAATGAAGGAGTGGACTGGAAATCGGTAAGTCACGCATTACGGGCAGCTTTTCAGATAAGGGAATTACTTCTTAGTAACAATATAACGTTTCCTTTAAAGCAAGCAGATTATTTAGTTGAAGTTAAGCTGGGACATAAAGATTTTTGTACAGAAGTTTCCCCGCTTCTTGACACACTGATGGATGAAATCGAAGACCTTGCAGCACAAAGCAATCTTCCGCTTCATGTGGACAAGAAGTTTTGGGAAGATTGGTTGGTAGAAACTTTGAAAAGATACTGGAAAACGAAAGAAGGGAATCAGAATGGTTGAAATCAGCGAACAGAGTAGAGAGGATATAGAAAAGAAATCGAGGCTTATTGGTATAATTTCAGTTGGTGTGACTTGGATAGATGGTAGGGTTATTTTCAAACCAACTGTGAAATGGTCACAGGTTTACTATGGTGTGTGTCATTTTTCAAGACGGGTTGCATTTCTTACACCACTTGATTGGCGAAGGGCTACGGCAATTTCAACCATAATGGTATCAATTGATTCTAACTATTGTGAAAAATCCCTAGTTTGCCTGAACTTTCAGTGTCCTCTAAACAGGTTTGATAAGAAATTTTTTGCTAAGGAATTTGATTGTGGTACGTTTTCCCTAGGATTACCACAAAACATTGGAACAAAACCTTTGTGGTTCACACAGGGGAAGTATGTAGAAATATTTAGCAAACTGATACTCGCACCAAACGGTGGTGTACTTCAGTATAGTGAAGAAAAATACAAAGAATATCTGAAGAATAAGAATTTGGAAGAGGTGTAGTGATGTGGGAGTGGAAAACAGGGAACGACTTATACTGGATAACATTGAGTTAGTGAAAAAGTTGGTTAATTCAGCACTGAATAGGTTTGATATTCCTGAAGGATTAGAAAAAGAAGATTTGATGTCAATTGGAATCATAGCAATGATTCAAGCTGTTGATAAATATGATCCATCTAAAGGAACGTTAGACAAGTGGATTAGTCGTTGTGTTTATTCGTCTATTATAGATGAGATTAAAAAGGAAAGAAACAGGTCTAATATGCTTCTTTATATGGATACGGCTAAGTTGTAGGAGATATTAATGGTAGCAAAAACCCCAAAGACCAGAAAGGCAAAAGGTAGGAAGTTTCAGCAGGAAATAGCTAAACGGATTTCTGAAGTGCTTGATATACCAGTTGAAAAAGATGGAGATATAGAATCACGTCCTATGGGGCAGTCAGGCCCAGATGTTATTCTTAGAGGGATGGCTAAAGAGTTGTTTCCTTTTGTAGTTGAAACAAAATTTTGTGAGAAGTGGGATATACATAAATGGATTAAGCAGGCTAGACATTACGGTGATAATTGGTTGTTGTTTTGTAAAAAAGCTAGAAATAAGCCAGTGGTGGTGATGGACTGCGACATGTTTTTTGCAATCTATGAACTTCTGTTTGGGGAAAATGATGGAGAATAAGAATCCATTTGATAGAATGTTATGGGGGATTGTTAGGAATGAACAATATACTAGAAACGATAGATCCGATAATAGGAAAACCATATAAAGACATTACAACTGAAGAATGGTTCAATCATAACGTGTTTGCGATTGATGTGTTTAATAGGAAGTATAGAATCAATGAAGATGAAACACCACCCAAAGCAATTTGGCGTGTGTGTAAGTATATAGCAGAAGCAGAAGGAACGAAAAAACAAGCAGAATATTGGGCTTCCCGATGGTTCAATGAAATAGTTAATGATTGGTGGTATCCGGCTGGAAGTATTATACAGGGGGCGGGAAATGAAGAATATAAGATGTCCTTTATGAACTGTGCTGGAATTGAAATTGAAGAAGATTCACTGGAATCTATTGCAGAGGCTAGATATATTGTTTCTAAGATGGCAGCATATAGACAAGGTGTGGGGATTAACTTCTCGAAGCTTCGGCCACGAGGTTTTAAGATTGCCAACTCATCCAAGGAATCTTTAGGTGTAACCCACTGGATGCGATCATTTGACAGGATTGGACAGGAAGTGGGACAAGCAGGAAGAATTCCTGCTCTACTAATCTCTCTTTCCTCCGACCATATGGATATTGAAGAATTTATTGACCTGAAAACTACTTCACTAGATATGATAAGAAATGCCAATATTTCTGTTCAGATAACAGATGGGTTTATGCGAGCTGCGGTAAAAAAAGAACCACACCAAATTAGTTTTACTACACATCACGAAACTAGAACACTAACAATTTACCCACACAAACTGATTCGTAAAATTGCTGAAAGTATGTGTAAAATGGGGGAACCTGGAATTCAGTTTATAGATTTGGCTAGAAAGTACAGCAATACTGATCCCTTGGGGTTTCCTATTGTTACAAGTAATGCCTGCCAGCCTAGATATGCACCAGTTTGTAAGAAAGATGGAATCTGTGAACTAGGTGATGTGTTTATTGGTGATGAAATTTGGAGTGAAGACGGATGGGTTAAGGTTGTTGCAAGACAGATGACAGGATTTAAGCCAGTCTATAAAGTAATAACAGAAAATTCTGTATTTATAGGGACACTGGATCATAATGTACTGTGTTTTGGTAATAAAATAGATGTGGGATTGGCTTCACATATTGATTATCTTAATCTCCCACCAGAACATAATAGATACAGCAAACTACGAGATCATTCCTCATTGAAGATAATTGCTAAATATCCAATTGGTGTAGAAAAAGTTTATAGGATTCAAGTAGATGGTCCACACCATACTTATTGGTCTGGTGGATGTAATGTATGTAATTGTTCGGAGTTGTTATTAGACAATCATAATGTCTGTTTATTATCTTCTATAAATGCGGGTAAATTTGCAGGAAATTTGGACATGTTGGACACAATATCCGAATCTTTGACCAGGTTTTTGGATGATGTCATAACAATGGAAATTCAAGACAATCGGTCGGTGACAAAGAAACAGCGAGAAAAGGTTATTCAATTGAGAAGAATAGGGTGTGGTGTTACCAACTTAGCAGAATATCTGTTTAATTTGGGGTATACATACAATTCTAAAGAAGGAATTAAGGCTGTAGAAAAACTGTTTAGGGAATATACAAAGAATGTATATAAATGGGCCCAAGAATTGGGGAAAACCCGTGGAAGGTTTCCTGCTTTTCGTGATGATTTATTTTCGGAATCTAAATTTATCCAGAATATGAAGAAGATGTTTGGATTTGAATTCAAGACAATGCGATTCGCAACTTGTATAGCAATTGCACCGACAGGAAGCATCACTACACAATTCAGGAATTGTGCAATGAGTTATGGGATTGAACCACCTTTTGGATTATACTACTGGAAGCGGACAAGGACACGGGATAGGTGGGATTATTATTTTGTAGTTCCACAAGCAGTAAAAGATCACATGGAATCTATTGGACATCCCTTGGACATGGAATCAACAACGATCCGTGATGACTTTGAAGGGACAAAAGGAAAACCGATAAAAGACTTGATTGATAAATATTGCAAGATTGATATTGCAACCATGTATGATGTTAGTATTGAAGAGAAGATGGAATTACTATCTAAGGTTTACAAATATGTAGATTCTTCTATTGCAGTCACAAACAACATGCGGGAAGTTTCACCAGACAGGGTTGAAAAGTTAATTTATGATGCTTACAACAAAGGTATAAAAAGTTTTACTTGTTATCCAGAAGGATCAAGACTTGGCATAGTTGAGCTGATTCCTTTTAAGGAAAGGGCCATAGAACTAGCAAAATCTGGAATCAGATTATCCAGATTGGATATGAATCCAGAAGAACTAGAAGAATTAGGGATATATGAACAGGTAGAGAAACCTGTTGTGCAAGTTATAAAGCGACCAAAGGAACTGAATGCACGGGTACACAAGACAACGGTAAAAGGGGAACCATATTATATATTCATCGGATTTTATGAAAAAAGTCCATATGAAGTATTTTTATTCAAAGGAAACCAAGTTGATATTCCAACCAAGAATGAGTTTGGTAAAGTGATTAAAATAGCAAAAGGAAGGTATAAATATGTATCTGAAGATTTTGAAATTGCCAATATAACCGATTTCCAGACTGGACTAGAGGTGTTGACTACTAGATTGGTATCTATGGCCTTACGTCACAGGGTTCCTATAAAATACATCATTGAACAGCTTAGTAAAAGCAGGGAATCTATTGTTGATTTCTGTAGTGGGTTGCTGAGGATACTAAGGAAATATGAATCCAAAGATGGAACTACCAAACGTTGTCCAGTTTGTGGAAAGGAATCATTTATAAGACAGGAAGGGTGTATGGTATGTCTAAATTGTGGGCATGGGGGGATATGTGAATAGGATAATATTTGGAACAGATTTAGATGATTGTATAGTGGAAACAGCTTCTGAAATTATCAAGGAATTAGGATATGGAAGCAAAGAAATTCTATCACGAATAGGAAGCTTTTCTATATCAGAAAGTCTTAATATTCCAAGGGAACTGGTAAATCATGCTATTGATAAGACTTTAGAAAGAACAGATCTAAAGTTCAACAATTCTTTCTACTTAATATATCCAGTTCTTATGAAATTGATAGGACACTTGTATGTTATAACATCAAGAAGATCACATCTTGAAAGTGGAAGAACTATTCTGAAAAAGCTTTTTCAAGAAGATGAATTTACTTTGATTGGTAGTGATAGATATGACAATGGAATTCCACGTAAAGCAGAAGTTATACGTCAATATGGGATAAATTTTTTCGTTGAAGATAGATTTGCAACTGCTGTTGACATAATTGAAAAGACAAACTGTTTTGTGATATTGTTAGCTAAACCTTGGAATAGGCGATTAACTCAGCCAGATAGATTGATAAGGGTAAGTAATTGGTATGAAATTTTGGACTTTTTAAGAAAGGTGGCAAAATTATGAAAAAGATAGTAATTATTTTGGGTTTGGTGGTATTTGTATTATTTAGTGGGCATCTTTTAGCAGAACCACGTTTTACTGCACCAGAAAGGGATACAGAGGAAGATATTAATACCAGTCTATCCAGATGTCCAATTACAACAATAGTTGGGAAAGCATCGGATTGTTTAAGGTGTCATGTTGAAGGAAATTTCAAGGTTAAGGAAACAGATCCTGATGCGTTAAGAAGCTATCCAGTTTTCGGGATGTTTGTTAGGGATAACTATGGATACTATGTCATAAAGGATATAGGGGAACAGCTTGCAGATAATATGCTGAAGTTCTTCGACTATTTAACTAGACACAATATTGATAAAGCCATTCTTGAAATTCAAAGTCCTGGTGGAAGTCTGTTTGATGCATGTAGGGTGATTGGGATTATGACAGAGTGGCAAAAAGCTAAGACTGGAAGAATCATAGAAACCAAGGTGAATGGTTTTGCTGCTTCCGCTGGTTTTCTAATTGCTACTTCAGGAACTGTCGGTTATAGGTATGCTAGTAAAGTTAGCTTGTTAATGTGGCATCAATTGTATACATTCAGCATGTTTAAGATAACCACCCCCAGCTCTTCAGAGGATGAAGCTAAGATACTTAGGTATATCCAAGACACAATAAATAACTGGATTGTATCTAGGTCTAAATTGACTAGGGAAGTTCTAGCTAAAAAGATAGAAAAGAAGGAATTTTGGGTAAATGGTATTGATGCAGTTAAATATGGATTTATGGATCACCTACTAGATTGATGGGCCAATAGCTCAACATTGGAAGAGCAACGGACTCCAAATCCGTAGGTTGGGGGTTCAAGTCCTCCTTGGCCTGCCACGAAAAGAAGGAGATGATTAGATGGGTAAAAAGGTTGTTGTTATTGCAGATTTGCATTGTGGACATAGAATAGGTCTAACCCCACCCAAATACCAAAATATGTATCCAGATGCTGAATATTGTGGTCTTCAGGTAAAATTATGGAAAGAATTTGAAAGAATGGTTGACAAAGTAAAACCAGTAGATATATTAGTAGTAAATGGGGATGCAATCGAAGGTAAAGGATACAGGTCTGGTGGAACGGAATTAATTACTACTGATAGAAACGTTCAATGTGATATGGCAGTGGAAGTGATTAATTTTGTTGATGCTGACAGAATCTTTATGACAGCAGGTACTGGTTATCATACTGGGGATAACGAAGATTGGGAAGAACAGGTGGCTAAAAGTGTCAATGCTGAAGCGTTTAAGGACCAACTTTGGTTAAATGTTAACGATGTTATATTTGATATTAAGCATTATATAGGAAGTACAACAGTTCCATATTCACGTGGAACACAAATTTCAAAGGATCGGCTATGGAATCTTATTTGGTCAGAATACCAAGAACAGCCTAAATCAGATGTTTTGATTAGAAGTCATATTCATCAATTTTTCTTTTGTGGGGAAGATAACTGGTTAGGAATAGTAACCCCAGCTTTGCAGGGACAGGGAACCAAGTTTGGAGCTAGACGGAGAAGCAATACGGTACATTTTGGAATAATTTACTTTAATATAGAAGATGATAGAAGGTTGCAATGGGGATGGGATATAATAAGGGGTAAACACCAGAGAGCAAAGGCTATTAAGGTATGAATGTTATAACTTCAATTAAATTTAATAAAGATTATTTCAGGATTCTAGCAGAAGAAGAAGCTATGGCTTTAAGAAGATGTTGGGTATGTGGAAAAGTGAAACCTGTTTCTGAATTTTATAGAGACGGAAGTAGAAGTGGTGGGTATGATAACAAGTGTAAGGAATGTACAAGGAAGTTGAAAGAAAGAAGAAGGCTTGATGGAAGCGGACGTAGTAACTAAGAAAATTACAAAAGAAATTCTAGAAGCAGCTAGAATGAAACAATCAGATCCATCTTCAGCATCCTCTGATTTGGTAGCTGCTATACATAGTCTGTGGATGGAAATAGGACTGGAACTAGGAAAGGAAATGGAAAAAATTAGATGGGAAGAGACACATGGGAAAAAGATACATGGGAAAAACCCAAATTAGTAGAGAAAAACTGTATCACATGTGACCTTGGTGATAAACCTTTCTCTAAAATCTGCTGGGAGTGTATGACTAAGGGGAAAAGTAGATGGAGGAAGAAGAAGAAAAAAAGGCGAAAGCGGGTGTAATTCAGTGGTAGAATATCTGGCTGCCAGTCAGAATGTCTAGGTTCGATTCCTAGCACCCGCTCCAATGGAGGTCATTATGGAAGAAGTTTATGTAAAAGAAGGTGGAAGATACAGAAAGATTGGGACAAGATGGGAAGGCTTTCCTGTGGATGGAATATGGCTGGTTTGGGATGGAACACAGAATTGTTTAGTCAAGCTAGAAGACATAAATTCCTTACCAAATAAAGACCCTTGGGACCTTGTTACTTTGATGTCTTATAGATCTGTTGTTTCTGATGTTATATTAGATTTCAATGGAAAGGCAATTTCTGCTTGGGATTTGGCTGAAGAAATCATTAAGGCAATTATTGAGGAAAAGAAAAGAAGAAAAAAGACTAATGGGTAAGGAGATTTAATGTTTCCTAAAATAGCCTTAATTTTGCTTTTTATTCTTTGTATGCTTGTTGCTATATTTTGCCTCCACGCCGGATCGGTTGCGCCGAATGAGTTTGCAAGGGCTGCTTCTTATGGATTTGGGGGTTTCTGTCTTGGTGTACTTTGTGTAATGTTAATTTCAAAGTAGGGGATGATCATGTTAACTGACGCAATGTTCAGTATGAGAAGGGAATTTTATGAACAAAGCAAAAAAGAGGCAATCACCAAGAACAAATGGTGTAGGGATTGCATGTTCTTAGATGATTGCCTTAAAAATGAAATTCAGTTTTCAAGTTGCCCAATTATGTCATTAAATTTACAACTTTCCCAAGAAGATTAGATTGTTCCTTCAATGTTGGGTTTCTTTTATCCACAGTTCTTGCAGTTGTATATCCAAGGTATGCTGCACAAAATAGACTGAATAAGTATTTTCCTATTGGAAGCAACACTGAAGTCAATGTTTCGATATTTGTGCTTCCTAAAGCAATGGAAAGAAAAATCAGAACTGGTGCGAGTATTGTATAGACAGCTACCAATCCGAATAATTCCCTTAATATTTTCGGCCTTGTCCTTCTGACATATTCATCAGATGACTGAATATAAACCTTATTCAATTCCCTCTGGTTGGCTATATCACTATATTCCAGTTTCTTTTCTTCTAAAAGAATTCTTGCCATTTCTTCTTCATGGCTTGCAAATATCTTTTGTAGTTCTACCTGCTGTGCTGGGGATATATTCCCTTTCTGGATTGTATCTAGAATACCTTTAGCTAAATCTGCTGCTTCTTCTATCTTTTTTGGTGCACTTTTTCCAAATAGATTAGCAACAGATTCCCACAATGCAGGTAATTTTGGCAATAGTGATAAACCAGTTGCAATTAATGCTGGAATTGGCATGGTATCAACCTCTCTCCCTCTTTCATTGTAATAAATAAATATATTTACCTTTTTCCCTTTTCCATCTTTGGGTTTTGGATCTTGGACGTAGGTCTAGGTGGAATCCAATCGGAAGTAATTTTCCATTCCAGTACCAATCAAAATAAACCCCAAGTCCAGGAAATCCCAATTTTGAAACTTTGTAATATTGTTCCCTAGCAGATTTGTTGGTTGCAAAATGAAAGTCAACGGCCTTTGCCCCATTTTTTAACAGATGATAGCTATTTTTTGCATGTCCATATGTTCCATCAACATCCACACAACCACCAACCTGCCAATGGGTAATTATAGGCCAGCCTGTTTCATGTCGTAACTTGTCTAACATAAAAAGTAAAATTCCATCTATGTTTTCCCCCGATCCTGGATAGTTAGGATCGTCAAACTCTTCTCTTTTGAAGTATCTAACTTTATTCCAATTAATCAACTAAACTCCCCCCAATTAAATGGTTGCAGTTAAAAGGGTTCCTGTATTAGAAACTGTTATTCTCCATCTATTTCCATCAGGTGACTTTAGTATCAATCCATAATTTGACGCCAGTACTTCTATATCTTGTGAGGCAGTGATAGCATTTACGTTGGCGTTATATAATTTTTCGTCTACCATACGTATAGATTTTGTAAATATATGTTGGAAATTAAGATCACTTACAGACATTTCAGGGAAACTGTAATTAGGAGTGTAATCAGTAACTATCTGATAGGACATATTGCTTAACGTGTCACCAGAATAGTAACTTGCTGTTACATTGATACTGGCATTATGGGTAGCTGCCATGTTTATTGACCAGCTACCTGTGTCATAATCTACTGTTCCGCTTCCAGTTGGGGTTCCAGTTAAATTTCCTGCCCCGTCATCGTGGTAGACTTCGTATGATGCATTTATGGTAACGTAGTTCTGTATAACTGGTGTGTGGGCTAGTGTTCCAGAATAGATGGTTGTTCCAACATTTGTAGTAGCAATATGTTCATTAGTTCTTGCAGTTTGGTAGTCAGAATTGTAATACCTAGAACTTAAGATTAGTCGGGTAGCAGATTGAACAGCAGCAACTTCATAAAAAGCCGAATCTTGGTTCAATTTGAACAGATTGCCAGTGGAAACATATGTGTTGAATTCCGTATTATTTCCAACTACTTTGGAACTTCCATTGTCTATAGTTACTGATCCTGTTTTATAGGAAGCCATACGTTATCACTCCTGTTTAGATTTTTCATCTAATAGAAGACGGGACCTTATCATTTTGTCCCCTATCTTCTTCAATATTTTCTCTGTTTTTGGATCTTCATTTATGGCATAAATCATTCCCAGAAAACCAGATGCTATTGTTTCTTTTATTTCTAAGTCATCAATATTCTTTTGATTCCTTGCACTTTCAATTGCAGCTTGTAACCTTATGTTTCCATTTTCTATTCTTAGTAAGGATTCCAAGATTGCTTTGAGAACACATACATCAAAGGTCTTTACTTCAGATCCATTTTGCATTGTCAGTTGGGTTAATAGTCCACATTTTTTACCTTTTCTTTCACATTGACCATCACAAAACATAGTTTACTCCTATTTAAGATTTTTCTACTATGATTCCAACGGTTGCGTAGGGACGCCAAGTGTTGGCAGTTGCTGAGCTACCTGTTGTGCCTCCACCATCAGTTCCATATGTCCGATATGAAGGTACTGTCCAAGAACCTGTAGAACCAACACCATAACCACGCTCAACAACAATATCTGCTCCAATACGTTGATCTTGATCTGCATAAAGACCATAATCACCATCCGGCCAGCCAAACGGCAAATCATGCCAATGGTTTGGTGTAGTGTGGGTATGATCAGGTTGAGTCCATGTTCCTGCTGTATTTCCACCGGTTGTATTATATGCTTGTGTTCCACCTTTAACAGCAAGAACAGCATCTGTTACAGATACGATTGTCCAACCGGTAGGTGCAGTATCTTCATATAACCACAGCTTTCTTCCTGATACAAAAAAGTTATTTACTTTATAATCAATGGAATTGGTATCCCCACTACTATCTATACCAAGCTTTGTCTCTAACGCTTCAATTGCATCCTGCACGTCATTTATATGGATAGCTTGTGGATAATCTACACCATCCTGTTTATCAGTAAAAGAATCCAAACTTGTAGGATATGATATAGCCATATTTTCACCTCGTATTCTTTAGTGAAGAGTAATTTCCCAATTTGTTCTTCAATTCAGAAAGTGGGATATTTTTTGTTAATTTTATATAGTAATTTCTCAGATGACTTCTAGCCCAAGATTCTACTATTCCTGAAGCATATTGTTCGATAGTCATATTATTCTTCTTTGCTATATCACTTAATATACTTAAAATGTCTTCATCATTGATAGTTATTGTGATATTCATTTTTGGCTCCTTTAATTTCCTATTGCTATCCAATGGAATTTAGCTGTTCCAGTTGTACCAACTCCTTGTACATTGAAGTCAAAGTCAAAACCAGTTGTTGATGGTGGTGATGTCTTCTTGAATCTAAGACTTCTTATATCAAAATCCCCCGTTCCTGAGTTGTCAAATGAAATATTGGCAGCAAATACATTATTTGGAAACTGTAGGGGAAATACTACCGATGCTGTGACCCAAGCGGGTGGAGTTACTGATATTGTTCCAGTTTCCTGTACTCCCCACTGAAGAATTAAGCCTCCAGGAAGCTTTTGATACCCATTCGTATGCTGTGAAGCCGTAAAATCTGCATCTAATCCCCTTACCAAATCTGCATCTAAACCACTCCCACTACCATCTACACTCTTTACTTTGTTTAAAACATCAGTTGCTTCAACGTTATTCATATCTGCATAAGCTAGTGCCGAGAAAACACCAGGAGTTCCACCAGATGTGCAGACTTTAAATTCCCCACCAGAATAGCAGGTGTCTCCATCTTCTGCTTCCCCAGTGGGATCTGAACTTCTATCATAGAAATGGAAATCTGCAACTGATTGTTCTTCATTTATATAAAATGGAATTGATTTTACGGGATGAAGGACATAAGCTAAAACCCCAGAACCGTATTTTCTTGTACTATCTCCATACGTGTGGCTTGAATCTCCATATGTAAACGTTGTCGCCCCCGTTTCTAGCCGTAACCCATCAGAATCCATTGATACTCGTTGACCAGAAGTAGCAGTTCTTATGTCAACCCCAACTATATCTCCAGCTATTACTTGACCCAAATTAGCACTTAGGGCTGATAAACTGGGAGTGTAAATTTGAGAAGCCTGAACAGCATTGGCAGCAATATGGGTAGTTTGGATTACACCACTTTGGATGTGTGAAGCATTTATAGTATTGGTATCAATGTGTGAAGCCTGTACAGCCCCTGCTGAGATGTGAGAGGATATAATTGCTCCACTTTGAATTTGGGATGCATGAACAGCGTCTGCTGCTAATTGAACGGTAGTGATAGATTGGGTGTAGATTTGGCCACCATTGATGTAAGTAGTGTCTGATGAATGTGCCCACCCTGCAACGTTTCCAGACGGAATTGATGCAACATAACTTGTATTGTTTGCTGTGTGGCTAGCTGTAACATCAGCACCTGATTCTGCTGCAAACTTATTTGTAGTACCTTCTGGTATGTCATCAGCATTTCCGTTTATTGAAGCTAGGTGAAAGTCGTTGGCAGCATTGGTCAGTGTAATACTGTTAGCATATATTTTACCACCATGAATATATGTCGTATCTGATGGATGTGCCCAGCCCGATACATGATTAGATGGTAAACCATTAACATTAGATGTATCATTGGCGGTATGGTTGGCTGTTACATCAGCATTGTCTTCCGGCTTATTTGATCCCGTTACTGAATCCCAAGGCACATCGGAATTTGTGGCAGTAATTGTTATACTACCTTTTATAACAAGACCACTAGCTTCTGTATATTCTACATAATTGCCACCTTTTGTAGTGTCTCCAATCAGAAATCCATTTGAATGATATTCTGCAAGAAGTGTTATTTGTACCAAGTCTCAATATCTCATTATCAGATGAATCCAAAATCTTATATGCAGCATCATGTTTGATAATCCAGTCACCTGAAAAATATGTTGCATTTCCATCTATTTTAAGATGGTCTCCTGGTGCAGCATAAAATCCATAATCATCTGATCCCCACTGTTCAGATGGGCTAGCATTTTTAGTTAGGCCATTCAAATAGCCCATCACAACTTTTTCGTTGTTTGCTGCATCAAAAACGGAAATTCTATCTTTAGACTCGTTTAGCTCTATCCTTCTTCCAGAACTAGATGATCTTAATTTAGTTGCTGTTATTTCCCATCCAGCAATGTTTCCACCATCTGCCTGCAAATTAGAAACATTTAAAGAACCAGACGTAGTTAATTCGGTGTTTGTTCCTTTCCAGCTTATATTTGTTCCATCGTATTTGAAATATTTATTTGAACCGTTACCAGCATAGAATCTAGGAGAGCCAGAATTGTAATCAAGCTGAATTCCAGAAGAACCAAATGAAGAATTGTTTATGGTTATTCTTTTGTTAGATGACGTTAAAACTATATCTGTTCCTGATTTTAGTTGTGATGCAGTTATATCCCAACCTGCAATCTTGCCACCATTAGCTTGTAAGTTACTTACATTTAGAGAACCGGATGTAGTGAGTTCTGCATTAGTTCCTTTCCAGCTTATGTCTGTTCCATCATATTTGAAGAATTTATCATTACCGTTGCCAGTGTAGAATCTAGGAGAACCTGTATTATATTCAAGCTGTATTCCATCCTGTCCGAATGTTGTTGAATTTATTGTTACTTTCTTGTTTGAAGAATCAAATACTATGCCACCGCTTGCTATTACATCCCCAGTAAAATAGAACCCCGCTATCTGCTGTGTAGAAGCGCTTAGTTCAAAGATTACATTTGAACTGTCATCATATCCTTTTATGCCGAAAGTATTACCTAAATCACCTATCTTTATTCTATCTTTACCACCAGAAGATACTGTGATGATTGGTGGGGAATTAAATTCATCTGTAATAGTTAAACTACCTGAAATGATTTCATCAGCTACAAAGGCAGTTGAAGGTTTGAATTCATAAATTTGTGTTGGGGCGTTATTAGTATCATCTATGTAAACCCGAACATATTTTGCCAATTCAGGTGTAGGAAGAACTGCAATGATCCTGTTATTTGAATCTGGTGTAGCTAGCCAGTAATTAGTTTGTGCACTAGATTCTGAATTCCCCCTGTTCACTAAAGTAGAACCAGCACCCAGTCCATGTGAAGCTGTACCAGAAAAGTATGTCCAATCATCTGTATCTTTATCTTTTAAAGCAAAATAAAGTCTACAAGATGAATCTACCCAAAGAATCATCTTTTCAAACTGTTGTTCAATTGGGTATTGGTATTGTATCCACTGGAAGGCCATACTTAAACTGTTATCCCCCCTGAATCTAGGTCACCATCATAAAGCTGGTCAACGCTTCCGGTGACACTACTACTAGCAATCAATCTGAATACATTTCCTGCTACTAAGTTAGCCGAAGCTTCAGCAGATGCGGTGTTTGATTCGTTACCAAAGTAATCAACATCTTTAACAAAAATCTTCACGTTAGCTGTGTTTGAATATGTATCTATATCTGTAGCAGTCAAAGCATAAACTACGCTGTTTTCAGCATTATTATACCAACCATAGTAACTTCCAGTTCCAACCTTTATTCTGTATGAATAGTAATTGTGGTCATTTTCTTGGCTGGCATCCCAACCGAATCGTACACCACCAACTACTGGAACAGCATTAACATTTGTTGGGGTAGATGGTGCAATGTTTTCTACTTTAAATGGTTGGGAACCGTCAGACAGTATTCCTTGTCCTGTTCTTGAATAGACAATGAATACTAGTGTTGAATATGGATTTCCGTTGCTGTCTGAATAATTATTATCAAATGTGTAGGTATATTTTTCATCCTTTACAAAAGATGTCCTTAGCAGATTTGTTGATATGGGTGAATCGTGGTATACTTCTACAACATATCCACCCAAAGGACCGGATGTAAAAGGTGCTGTACTGACGGGGTTCCATTCTATTGTTATGTCTTTGTCAGAAAATGTCGTTGAATTGGGATTCTGTCCTTTGATATATATTCCAGACGGTGGATCTGGTTTATAGTTTGTTGCTTCTAATGTGACACTAGCAAAAATAGGATCACTAGACTTGTATTCAGTATTGGTATATGCTTTAAAATAGTAGGTAGTATCTATTTGTAGTAGGTTATTGATATATTTAGCTTTATTCTTGTCTGCACTTACAGTTAATAGTGTGGAATACCCATCAACTGAATCCGTTGACCATTCTATTGTGGTATATTTTATATTTGAATCAGTATCAGGTTTGACATAGAATTCAAACCCTATCCCTTCTTCTATGTTTACCTGTCGAACTGAAAATTCCACTGGGGGATTTGGTTTCTTGTATGCATTATGTTCTTCTAATGCCGAATAATTGTCCCTTACTACAACTATAGAATCTTCACTATAAATTTGTGATAAATGTTCAACTGCACTAACCGAAAGTTCATTGTTGCTATCCCGATTTACTGTAAGTAGCCTAAATGGTTTAATATTTCCTTGCTTCCCTATTGCATAAATTGAATCAGATACAGGGGAAGCAGTTGCTGAAAGAACAGATATTTCTTGTAAAGAATTCCCATCACTTAAGCCACTTACATCTACCGTTGCTGTTACAAATGAATTTTCTTCGGTGGAGTATCTTATTAAGTACGTAGCACTTACATCGTCAAAAGTGTATGCCTTATCAAGTGTTATGTCATTACCTGAATACGATAGAATCCTTCCACCTTCACCCCAGCTTGGTAAGGAATGTTGTAGGTAAACTATATCCCCAGCAGTTGCGTGTAATTTGTCTAGTCCGCATTTAAAATTTACTATGTGTGTGGTGTTTGTGGCCTTGTTTAGTTTGAATTTTAATTCCCTTTCTACACGTTTTCTATCTGTCAGCCATTTGAACCCAAGCGTTCTTTCAACCGCTTTTGGGATTGTAGAATCGGTTGTTCTTGCTACCAAAGAACGCATCTGGTAGTTAAGGTCTTTATCTAAAAACTGACCGTAGATTTTGTAAGGAATTTCAGAAAGCGGAACAAATGACTGTGAAAATTCCTTTATATTCCCTGCCGAAATAAGATGAACTGGTGTGTCATCCCTGTCAATAACAAAACTATACTTTCCATTTAACCAAACAGGCCAACATCTAAATGAATCACACATTTCAAACAATGCTGTTATAGCAGATTGTTTACTATCAATCACACCATTCATAGTGTGTAGGTGTTCATATGATGATGTTGAATTTTTAAGTTCTACATCTGAAATCGTGAATGATACATTGTTTCCTTCTGAATCAGAATTGCTTATGTCTAATGAAAGCGCACGTATTCCACCAACAGTAGGGGTAAATGTTATTTGATGTGTTCCAGATGAAATACCTGTTTTTGATCCAAGCAAAACGTGTGAACCATCAAAGGTATCACCATATATATAGATATCAGAAGTTTCGCTTAGTGAACTAAATGTGATTGAAAATGTATGTTCAACATTTGTTGATAGGCTTGCATTAAATCTAAAGTTGACACTGTATTCCCTTGATTGTCCATCAGAACTTATTGTTCTAGCAGATGAATCACTGGAACCATTTCCAACAGTAAATGCCCAATAATTAGCCCATTCTGAATTATCCCCACCATCATACCAGCCAAGGTAATCTATTTGATCTGCTGCCCACTTCTTATGACAGAATTTGATAGCATCTATTACACCATTTGTATACAAATCTGATTCAGACAGATACTTTCCTATTCCATATCTGGAATTTAGAAGTAGGTCCCTAACACAGAGCATCGCATTTTCAGAATATTCTTTTGTATAGGTGGATTCATCCCAAGTTCTTACTGATCCACCTGCTGTTTCAAATTGGTCTAAGGTTTCATTATAGAATAATTCATCGAATTTTTCTGTTCCACTATGATCTGGAACATCTACCTTCAGTCCACGTATCAAGGTTTTTATACTTGGTATTCCACCAGACAGTTGGCCTGTTGCTTTTATTCTTAGGCCAAGCAATGCTGTGTTAGGGTATATAAAATTACCGTATACTGATTCAATAACTGAATCCAATGTTATTCTATCAGCCTTCTTCATATCGGAAGATGCGGCTGTAGTTCTTCGCAACCTGATGGTATATACTCCATTTCCACTTCCACCAGATACAGTTGTGAAATCAATCGTGTGTGCTTGTAGAACAGGGGTATTTGATTGACCACTGATTGTAGCAGTTGAAAGACTTTGTGACTGGCTGGTTATATTTGCTTCCATACCAACAGTCACGCTTCCAGAAAAACTAACCATATACCCTCTTATTGGATATTCATGGTCTGATGTTGTTCTTCTTGAGAGGATCTTATTACCCACTGAATCATAAGCATCAAAATGAATATATGTTGTCCACGTAGGATTATCTCTAGTTCCCCCACCAACTGAACCAATATGGGTTACTTTTACCCGAATTGCTTCCGTTTTATAAGTCCTGTATTCTCCATCTGAATACCTATCACATTTAATGTAAGTTGGATTATCAGAAGTTGGATACCACCGTTGTGAAGTATAAAATGTATGCCAAGTTCCTTCACTTTCTTCCTTGAATTGAATGCTATATTCTACTGAAGTTCCTTGTAGAGCTTGTCCTGTGGCATCATATAGAGCATCAGCCTTGACAGTTAATGTAACTGCATCAACTTCCTTTTGTGTAGTATATTCAACCCAATCCGTGATGATTTCCCTTCCATCATCTACCTGTACACGTGCTTGGTTAAGGTGTGGTATAGGGTTTTGAACAAATGGGTAATATTCGTCATAAGTTGAATCAGGTTTGTTCGTTCCAGTTCTGTACCACCAAGTTACATTATCATAGTTTCTAAGCGGTTGGTCATTTATATAGATAGCAGGATTTTTGTATGAAGAACTTGATGGATCTGAAGTTGTACAAACTTGGGTATGGTCAGCTTCTTGACATATTCCGTCTATTTCACCTTCACTTAAGGCCAATAATAAATTCAAATAGTTATCATTTCCTATGTGTTCAGTATAGGCAGAAATAATATTTCCACCGACCATTGTGGTTCCATAAACAACAGGAACGGGGGAATCTGCTCTAGCCAAGGTCTGTATTCCTGACCAATTATAGGTTGGTGTGGACTTACCACCTTCTGGTAATGATGGAAGATCTGGTGTAAATAGTAAGGATGATATACCAGAAAGTACTAGAGATATTCCAGCAAAAAGGATACGGGAAGTCCAAGTTGCAGCATTGATTCCCCAAGTTCCTGCTAATGCCCCGCCTAAGTATGGAGCAAAGGCAATAGCAGCAACCCCTACTGCAATGAACACAAACCCTAAGAAGTTTCTATCTCCACCTTCCAATCTTGATACAATTACAATTTCATCATCTTGCTTTACAAAGGTAGAATGCCATTTATTGACTTCTAAAGGTTTTCCATTCAGAAAAATAGCTACCTTTTCTTTGATAACCCGATCGTATATTTCGTCACCGACTTGCTTTGCATACTGGTATACTACTTCAAGCAAGTGTCCTTCTTGAATTTCCTTGAATTCTGACTTTTCTTCAAATATGTTTCGATATGTTACATATGGCATAGCTTTTCTTCAGTCTTTGAATATCGCATTGCTAAGTAAATGTCACTTCTGTATTTATCTAAACTTTCTATTATTGATGTAGAATCAAAGAATATGTGTAATATTCTGTTTCTGCCAACATAGAGACCTATATGGTTCACGACTTCTCTACAATTAAGATAAAGAAGGATTCCATCAAATATTCTGTAGGGTGGTGTGACTTTATACCATCCTTCATAGGTATTGTCTAAGATTATATTCTCCCCTCTTAAGAACCATCGCTTATCATAGGTAAGTTCTTCAAAAGATGGTAGATCTATTCCTAGTATTTCTTTATACACCAAACACACTAATCCGTAACAATCCACACCATCAAAACTTCTACCCCTATTTTTAAATGGAATCCCTATGAATCTACTGAAATCAATAGCCATTATACTACCACAAAAGCTTTTGGTGGAATTGATGGAAATCCACCAAACCTACTAGAATTTTTACGTAGTCTACAATCTTCTAATGTAAAATTACAATCAGTCCAAGATGCAGCTATATTTCCATCAGGATCACATTCATTACTTTTAAATTCCCATTGACATTCCCTACCATAAGTTCTTCCTGGAACAGTTATCTTTTTTATGTCAAATTTGGATTTGCAGGTGAATTGGACTACCTGTTCATTTGTCATCACCGAATCAATGTAGAACTTTTCTTTCATATGTGATCTATAGTCTGGTGAAGTTCCTATGTGGTATGCTGTACTTCCACTAGGTAGAAATGGTGCAAATGTAGTTAAAACATACACTTCACATCCACGTAAGTTAGATCTATCTTGTATATAAGATTCCAGTTGTCTATCAACATTGGGGACAGAAACGGTAAAGGTGCCAATTTCACCTGAAATATTCGATCCAAAATCTTCCCTTTCTATCTTTGCTTTATAGTACAGTTCTTCAGAGGCGGTTACATCACCACTTGCATTTAACTTGTATCCATAAATATTCTGATTGCTGTTTACAAAGTATAGGTATTCTGTACCTGTCGGTGATGCATTTACAACGAACATATCTAATGGATATGTTCCAGACAGCTTTGCTTGTTCTTCAGAAAATGTTGCAGTTACTGAATAAGGCATCTTTACCTCACCTTATACTTACTTATAAACGCCACAGTCCCACTTCTCATATAGCCACCAAAACCAGTTTTGGACAAATTTCCACCAATATAGTCGGTCTGTGTGAAGTTTTGTAATGGATCTTGTGCAAAATAGACTTCATATATAGGATAAGCATTAGCATTATTTTGTGAATCTGTTAGTGATAAGTTTCCGTAATCTTTGGAAATTGTCAATCTGGTTGCAGAATTGATGGTGGTTATGTTACCAATTCTAAATCCATTTCCATTCCACAATAGAAGATAATTTGCTTTCATATTTGTCGTAGCAGAATAATCTAGTGTGGAATCAATAACCACTTGCCAGTCACCTGCTACTGAAGCAACGGTTGTGGGGGTGTACCCAGAAGACCAATCGACTGTGAAAAAGGAATTTAGTTGGGATTTTCTGTTGGAAACAAAGTGTTCGATCTGTTTGTATTCTTTATGGAAAATGTTTGAATAAACATAGTTGATTGATAGTGTTGGTTCTGCTTTCTGTCGGGTTGTAAGGATAGCTTCATCAAATTGTGAAATCAAATTATGATAGATTTTCTTGCTGAAACATCCATCATTTGGTTCCCACAATTTGTATGTAATGTGGTTTATAGTCCCAACAGATTCAGTAGTACTAACTGTTCCAATAGGAAACAATATCAATCTAACTCACTCTCCTAAGCACTTCTAATGGCCTTGGCTGTTCTTCCTAAGTTATTTAAATCCCTACCAATTGTGTTTATGATCACATTTCTTCCAGGATTTGCTGCCATAGCCATTGCAATGTCTTCTTGTGTCAACAGATTCAAAATCAAGATATCACGTCCACTTTGATCCCTAATATATCCACTAACTTCATTAGATTTTATATTTTCTTCTGGTATAACAATTTCTTTTTTGCTTGGATTGTCTCCAAGGATTGCCAACGTCGGTCTATTAACCAGCCCACCTTCAGAAAATGCTTTAAATGCTTCAATTTGTGGAAACACTCCACCAGTAGCACCACTCATAGCCTTTGCTTCCCACCCAGTTGCCGGTGCTGCTGGTGATTTAGTAAAACGTCCTACAATGCCGGTAATTGCCTGCATTACTAACCATCTAATGATAATCCTATTAATATCGTCTATTATTGATGCAAAAAATTTCTTAAAGTTTCTACCAGCATGATCTAGCTGTGTTAGTGTTGTCTGAATAGCATCTGTGAACCCATCTGCAAATTGGTTGACGGTATCAATTGTCAAATCTTTGATAAACGAATTAGTATCTTTGATACTTCGGTTTAGTTCTTTCCAAGCCCCATAAACTGGATGTTGTAATTCCAACAACTTTATGTGAAGCCGTACTTCCTGTCCTACTGTATCCTTTATTTGCTTTTCTAGTCGCAGCCTTGTCTGATCATTCTCTGTTCTTTTGTATCTGGCTTCTAAGTCTTTTCTGTTTAATTCAACTATTTCTAATCTTTTCTTTAATATTTTCTCTTCTGAAGCTCCACTTTCTTTTAAATATGCCAATTCCCTTTCTTTTTGAATTAAGGCAATCTGTGTTGTCTTAGAAATCCTGTCTAATTCAGTCCTTCTAGCCTTATCTTCAATCGAAGCTTTTCTTCTCAGCTTATCATTCTCAGCCAGTATATCTTGTTGTTTCTTCATCTGTTCGGCAATTTCAGTATTTATTCCTAGCTGCTTTGCATTTATTGTGTTGATCAATAATGTGTTGTAGTTGATTTCTTTCTGTAGTTCTGTACGTTCATCTAACAACTCATTAATCTTTTTCTGTTCCTCTCTAGTGACAATTCCGCCAGCAGTCATTTTGTTTATTTCAATGTCTATATCCTTAATCTTAATCTGCCTGATTTTGTTTTCCGTCTTTAATCTGTTTACAATCTCTCTGTTAATCTCAGATACTTTCCGATTAGACTCTCCAAGTTTGGAGTTAAATTCTCGTTGTAAAGAATTAAGACGTTTTTGAGCATCTGCTGCGCTTTCTAAGAGCTTAGTTGTTTTAGCACCAAAGGTTCCCTCTTTCAATCCTGTTTGCAATGCTTGGTTTATTAGCTTGTTCCTCTCTTTCTCAGCCTCAATCATTTTTCCTCTAAGTCTAGCCAATTCTTTATTGACATCTTTACTCTTCTCTTCTAATCCATATGCCTCTTTTAGTTTTTCAAATCGCCTTATTAGATCTTGTCTCTGTTCCTTTGTAAGCTTCTTAAAGCCAACAGCAAGTTTACCTGTTTTTTCTCTAATGCCTTCCAGTCCTTTTTGGTATTGTTGTACTCCAGCAACATTAAGGGCTTTCACCAATTCTTCTCTTTCTTTTTTTAGCTTATTTAACTCACCAACATCAAAACCCGTAACAAACACATCTCCACCCAACTCTTGTACCTTCTTTATTTCCGAAGTTAGCTTCTCAATCCGAGTACTAATAGTCTCTATCCTAAGTAGAATGGCTTCCTTCTGACGATCTGTTATTATAATTTGGTCATCTTTTGATCTTAATCTTTCCCTAATTTCATCAGTCACATCTTTTATTTCTGCTTCATCAACAAAAGACTTTATCTGCTCTTTTAACCAATTAGTAAAGGGCTTTACGGCTTGTACTATATATTTCTTCCACAGTCCTCCTAATCGTTTGATTTGGTCACCTAAGTTATCCAGTTGTTTTTCTTCCAAGTCTGTTGCTTTTATTAGTTCACTATGTGCATCCTGTCTCGCTTTTTCCCACTCATCATAATTCTCCAATAAGACCCTAAAAATTGGGGTAGCTCTAATTCCCAAATTCTGAAAAGCCACACTTAACTCGGCTACGCTTGTTTTTCCTTCTACCAACCTCTGGTGTAATTCCTTAAAAATATTGCTTAATTTTAGCGGTTTGGTAACATCAATCTCTTGTATTAATCCCAATTCCTTTCTAAACTTCTCTGGTGCTCTAGAAATTCTTGAAATCATTGTAGTAAACGCACGACCTGCACGACTTCCTTTGATCATATGATCGTTTGCAACGGCCAGATAGGCTGTTAGGTCTTCTAAACTGACACCCGCCATCTTTGCAGCAGCACTAGCATACTTATATCCATCTGTCAGTTCACTAATTTCAATCTGATGTTTAGCCCAAGCGGTTGACATTATATTTACTATATGCTGGAATTTTTGTTCGGTGCTAAGAACGTCATCCATTTGTTCACCGAAGTTATTATAGACACCAGCTACAGACTTAGTAACTTCCCGCAAATCCCCCTCAGTTGCAACCGCTAATGACATTACTGCATTAAACGCAGCTAGTGATTCCTCAGCAGATAGCCCAGCAGAACCTAACTGATATAAAGCTTCACCTGACTGCTGCCAATCAGCAGCATGGGTAACAGTAGCTTCTACCATCACTTTCATATATTTTTCAGCAATCTCTGTATTACTCATCCACTCAGATCGTGCTGTACGCAATGCTCTAGCAAGCTGCTTTTGTGACTCGGTTATATCATCAATAGTATCTCTAAGTCCACGATATGCTGCCCAATACGCACGTAGTTGTATAAACCAGCCAAGACGCATTTTAAACCATGCTGGGGAAAACATTTCAAACGGTGAGCCACGTCTCTGTATCCTCTTCTGTTCTTTTGCTAGTCTGCTTAGTTCTCTTGTTTGATTTCTCGTCAGTCTTGCTCCAAGTTCTTTTTGTTTGTTTAAATTTCGATATAAAGCAAGCCGATTCTGTTCTACATTCATGTTGATCTGAAGTTCAGCTCTAAGTTTAGCTTCTTCTATCCTTAATTTCCTAACAGCAGCCCAACGTTTTTTTTCTGCTTCCGTGATACTTTTTGCTACCATTAGCTGTGTTTCATATTTTGCTTCTTCTAAAGGAATCCCTTTAAATTTAGGTAACTTGAGGGAAGCAGCATACAGCTTCTTGTATTCCTTAATTTGTTTTTCTGTTAATTGCACCCCTAGTTTCTGTCGCTGTTCTAGGCTTCGCAACAATTCAAGCCTGTTCTGTTCAACATTGATTCCTTGGCTTATTTCTGTTCTAAGTCGGGCTTCTTTGATTGTAATTTCATCTAATCTTTCTGATCTTCGCTTCAAGGCCAGTGCTACATCAGATTCTTGTTTAACTAGATTTTGAACTTCAAACTTTCTCTGTGCTTTATATGCTTCATGTAGTTTTTTAGCAACGTTTTCGATTTCAGGGGCCAACTTCTGAAGATCCTTTCCAGCAGCTTTAAGAATCATATTAATATCTTTTTTGATTTCTGGTGTGGTCATCTTAAAGTCTTCAAGGATCTTGCTCATATCCAACGCTTCCCGCAATTCCTTGGATATATTTTTCCTTTTAAGACTTTCTGCCTGTCTTTGTATTTCACTGAAGATAGTAGTACCTAACTTTTCACTTGCAGGTCGTCTTCCTTTTGTTCCGATAGATATAGAAGATAGGGTATCAGCAAATTCAAGAACGGGGGAATTTAGTTTCCTTATTGCCTGATTCCATGCACGTGCAAACTGATCAGCATTTTTTTCAGCACCCTTAACAGCGTCACCTAGATTTACTTTTATGTTCTTACCAAACTTGACAAGTTTATTGTTTACACTATCTAGTAACTGTCTGGTTCCACTTATAGAATCTCTTGCTGCTTTGAACGGATCACCTTTTATTATACCTTTTAAAGATGTCTGCTGTAATTTTTGCTTAAACTTGTCTATGTCAACTAGGGCATTTTTTATTCCCCTGTTGACAGCACTAGCATCTACGCCTATTGATACATTAAGACCACCTATATTAACAGGCACTTATTGTTCAGCTCCTTGTTTCTTTTTCTTCGGATTATTGATAATTGGGATTCCTGCCATAGATAGCATTCTACCAACATTCTTGGGTTTGGTTATTTTGTCAAAATCCAGCTTGTCCATAAACGCTTTCCATTCATTACTTTTAGTAGAAGCTTCTTTCTTTGAATAACTGGGTGACATACAATAAACAGCTTTGCCAAATATAATAGCCATCATCCGCTGATTATCTATTTCTATCTTCTTGGCTTTTTCGTAAAACAGATAGACTTGATCTATGGTATAGGTATGTTTTAGGTCATCAAGTGAATGTCCACGTTCAATCAGGAATTGAAAGATTTCACCTAGTGAAAGTAGATGCTTTTTACTTACCTTTACTAACCCTCTCTGAGAGCTATCCGCAGAGGGCTTTATTCTCTCAGAGAGGTGAATGCGTTTTTTATTACTTCTTTATTCTGGTTAAATATAGTAAAGGCAAGTTTTATCCCAGTAGCCATGTCTAGGTCGGCTATTTCCTTTTCTTCCATATCCACAGAAATCTTGATTACCTTCAAAACTTCATCTGAAATCATAGAAAATAGCTTGGCAATGAAGGTATAGGGAATAGTATCCCCACTAAATATCTTTTCTATATCTATCCCTGCTGCTTCTACCTTGGTAATGGCATTGTCTAAGATTTCAGCCAATTCAAACAGTTTTCCAAATGTCCAAGGTTTTACAACAATGTTACCGACCTTAACTTCTGAAAAAAGAATGGCCTCTTCAGGCTTTTCTTTTTTATCCTTTTTTTCTACCATAAGTCCTCCAATTCAGGATTATTCTAATTCCTCTTCAGCTTCTTGCCAAATTTGATCTTCTTCATCTTCTACTACCACTTCATCTTTTGTGGAAACTTCTGGAACATGCTTAAAGCGTTTCATACACTTGTCACACACCCATACAAATGCTTCGTCTTCTGAAAACTTTAGATTGAATTTGGCCCCACACCTATCACATTGAACAACCATTTTGACCTTACCCCCTGTTTGATATTTAGCCTACGGTCCAAGTAAGGTTGGACCATAGGCTTGTATCAGGTTATATTATGCTACGGAAACTAATCCGTACTTTGCGTTTACACTATCTGCTGGTGTACACACGTTATTAGGATACCAGTCGTGTGAAAGTATCTCTAACACCATTGGACCACTCCACCAGTCTTCTGAACTCATGCTCATCCCACCATCTGGCCTGATGGTACATTTGGGAATCATATACACGAAGTCATTTCCAACATCGGTCCTGAAATAAAGCTGTGCAGAACCGTATGTCAGTGCAGAAGTCATTGGCGTAAATAGTGGTGAACCAGTAATAGCAGATGCTGATTTGTCAGTACCCAGTAAGAACTTCCTGAAATTAGCTGCATTTATTTCGTCAAATGTGAAGCTAACTGTGATATTCTTCTGAGACACCACCACGTGGTCTTTGATCCTAGCACCAGTTACATCTGTAATGTAATGCTCTAAATAGGTTACATCAGGATTGATAGATATATCAGTTATATTTCCTATCAAACGGGCAGTAGTTCTAAAGTCCGAACCGACCCCGTTACTTGTGCCAGAATCTAATGAAGCATGTGCTACTGACGCTTCAAAGTAAAGCAGTTTCTGTTATCGTGATAGCATTTAACTATCACTTCTTACGGTTTCCCGCAAGCTCAGACCATATCATCCTCTGTATGTGTGAGAGAGGTCGGGCACTCGTGGGTTGATTATTGACTGGTCTGTCTCACAACCTGGTCGTTGAATCTTCCCCATACTTCTATGACCTTTCAGGGGCTTGACTGCTGATTACCCAATCCAAGAACTTTTTGAACCATCACGCTTGCCGTTTCCAGCTACGTTGTGGTGTTCTTGGCTCTAAGGGTGTCCCAGCAATTCACCCGATTTAAAGTGGACCTTACGTAAGTTATTGAAATTATTAAAGATCCACAGCACCTGTCGTGTAATTTGTATAGCTAATAGTACTCATTCTTTACTCACTCTCCTTTTAACAAATCCTATGTCAATTTAACAAACCGACTTTAACTCACCGTAAGTACACCCAGCCATTTGGTGTACCTCAATATGACATTTTCTACAAAGCGTAATGCAGTTATCTACATCTGCACTTTCTAAAGGTTCTAGTTTAACTGGAAGTATATGATGACATTGTAAATCATCTTTACTTCCACACTTTTGGCAAATCCAACCATCTCTTTCAAATACTAATTCTCTAAGTTCCGGTTGAACTTCTCTGTCTAATTTAACATCTTTAAAGTTTCGTGGATATTTTATTCTTCTGAAAACAGAACATTTCTGTTTGCATTTTTCAGAACAGTAGAAATGCTGTTCACCTGTCAGATTGTCTTTTAATGCTTGAACCCTTCTAGTGACATCTTTTAGTTTTGGTGTGAACCATCTCCTACAGTCAGATTCATAACACCGAACCTGCAAGATCTTCTTGTCTTCAGGATCTCTTCTTACCTCTTCACACCACTCTAGTTGTGGTGCATAAGTGTCATATAGTGGAAGTTGTTTCTTCCACACACCACCTCTCCAATTTGGATTGTTTCTTGGATCACTTTTCCAACAAATCTTACATACAGGATGACGTTTAAAACTCTTTAATGTAGTAGAGAAAGTGTGTCCCATAGAACACCTGAGAATAAGCTGAGAGTGATTATTTTTGTATTTTCCACCCACCCATTCACAATTGTGCTCCTTTAAATACTCTTTTACCTCAACTTCTCCCCACTTTGCACATTTTCTACATTTGGCACAGCGTTTACCTTGTTTGAATGCATAATATTTAACCCAATACTCGTGTCCTTCAGGACACCTAACTAAAATTTTAGAGTGAGAGTTTACGTATTCCTTCGACAGAAGTTTATATCCTTCACTCTCTATAAACTCTTTGACTTCATTATATGTAAACTTTCTTCTGCCCATTACATTCTCATTACCTAAAACGGCGTTCCAAGCGTTGTGCTTGAAAAGTCTATATACCCAAAATTTGCCTGCGAAGCTGAAGAATCATTATTTACATGATATGTATCGTGATATAACACGTCTAATATCATGTTACCTTTTACCCAGTCAGTAGACCTTAGTGGAATGTTTCCATCAGCTTTCAAGACACATTTGGGTATAACATACTTGAACTTAGTTCCAGTATCTGTCATAAACCTTAATATTGCCCGCCCTCGAATTCCTTCTTTTAGCATGACGGGCATCCTACTTGCAGAAGCATCAATACTCCCACCAAGCAGGTAGTTCTGTAAGTTGTCTTTATTTATTTCATCAAATGTGAAGTTGATTGACAGTCCATTGACGACTGTAAATTCTTCATCCTTCACCTTTTTCCCTTTTACACACTTGTAGTGTGTCACGTATGATACATCTGGATTGATATTTGCAATGTCAATATTTCCCAAGCTTACCACTTGGGGTAATGTTCCATATCCTGGTGACGCTACACCATCTCTGAAATAAATCTCTGCTTTTCCTACGGTGAGGTTGTCTATGTCGGTCATGTAAACTCACCTACAAAATAAACTTCAATGTTTCATTATCTTTACCATACTCAAATTTGTACAAATCCAAAATCTTTTCTGGTACTTTCTTCTTTGGAAGCCCTAAAAGGTGTGCATACATCCCCTCAAGACTCCAAATGAAGTTTTCCATTACCAATTCTTCCCGTTTTTGTTTAATATTTTCCATAACTTCCAGATACCTGCTTTCTAACTGGCTGGTATCCTTTATATCTTCTATGTCATCAAATGTAAATCCTATCCCGTGTCTTCTAACATAGTCTTCGGATTGTCTACACCAAGCTGTCAGTGATGGTAAACCAGCATGTAGGTATTCTTGAAGTTTGTTAGTCATTGTCAGATTTACTTGTCTTTCAGTTGCTTCTTTATTATTGAAGATATGAATTCCATACTTAAATTTGGTTAGTGCTTGCATCATTTCATCATAGTCTGTGGGTGGGTACAAGACTGCACCAATAAACTGCAATGTAGTATATGCTGTCATATTTCCACAGAATATGTGAACTTCATTTCCCAATTCTACCAACCTTCTAAATATCCAAGCAAGGTTTCTGTAAGGAAATGTCTGGTTTGCAGCAACATCATCTACTGGGTTAATCCCACCTTCATATACTAGACCTTTCCGTTTTGGAATATCTTCTTCATTGTATTCTATGATACCTTTATTGCAATAAGGGTATAAAACCATTGTTGGTTTGTTTAATGCGTGAAGTCTTTCTGTCCTTTGACGAATGGGTTCTGAAACATAAATTAGTGCATCCGCAGCTAAGAACATTTCCCGTTCGTCAATGGGGATTATGCGTTCGAGTCTGCGAATGGAGTCAAGATCATGGAGGTCGCAGACCAGTTTTACCCTGTCTTGTACTCCCATTTCATTAATCACCTGACGAATCCACACAACAGGCCTATCGGGCTCATTTGAGTAATCGAGAATCCTACAACCTATATCAATCATCATTTTTATTAGATTTTTAAATTGTCTCTCATCCTTATACACATGATATGTGTCATAAGATTCTATTCCATAAGGAACTTTATTTCCTATTCCATGAACCTCATATCCTAATTTCTTTAAAGCCCTTCCTCGCTTCACTACCCTCACGCAGTGGTGCATTCCGATCAGGGCTATCTTAAGAGGATTACCATTCTCATCCAAGATTGGTTTTTCATAATCTGTCATAATTAACTCCTAATAATCGAATTTATATCCATAAATATGTTCTATTTCTTCAGGACATGGACCAACAAAATCTAAAAAATCTCCCGTCTTGTTGGTAGCAAACCTTATTGTATTACAAGATGGTTGTCTTGTACATGTCAGTCCCATTTTACAGAATTTTTCTACTACAAATTCTACATCTTCAATCGGAAATCCTTCACTACAAATTCTAACATACTTCTTGTTGTGACTACATTTGCTTAAGCTGCCGTCTCCTATATACCAGTGAAGAACTATTGTTGGTGTCAGTTCTAAGTCTCTTGGAATTATTTTCTTTCCATTTTTATACATATATCTCCTAATATCTAACAATTCTACATAATGCTTCGTCCAGTATTGATAATAAACTGCACCACTTTTTTTGTGTACAAACCTATTAATTTTTCCCATAGTTTCTATGTTGTTCTTTTCAAAGACACTCTTGATGTATAAAACAATATCTAAATATTTAGATGAGTGAGAGTATGATGCTGTACGTTGTATATTTTTCTTATCTGATACACTAAAGATTCCACCATCTCCCAAAACATTTCCCTGTATGAACTCCATCATTTCATCGGAAATTGTTATCGGAGGATTTTTTCTACAGAGAAAAAGAGTTTCAGACAAACTTCGTATTGGAATATCATTTTTTATTAAATGTTTACGAATCGTAGATGATGCCACACCTACCAATTTTGCCATTTCTGTTTGGTTCAATTTCTCAACAACATACTTCTGATATAACCAATCTTTATCTTTCCACAATTTGTTCATTTTATCCCCCCATTCAGGATCATGCTGGTTGGGGAGTGGAATGGGCACTCCCCACTTAAGGTTGATCAGACCTTTTCCAGCCTAAAGTTTAACGTATCGTATCTTAAAATTACATGTAACTAACAGAAATTCATCCTCTTCCCATCCAACGGGAATTGGAGCAGACTGAATTGCGAACACCTTTCCAGGTGTACTTGCACACACATCTTCATTTGTGTGTAAAAGATCAATCAATGCTTGCCCTGCTTTTAGGGAAGAATGAATTCCTTTTCCTTTAATTCTTATCTGGAAATTAGCTTCCCTTCTGTAGTTATCTACATTTGGTGGTAGTCCACCATAAGGGATTATAGTAACAGTTGTAGCAGTGGTCTGTGGTTCATATACAACAAACAGGTTGTTTCCAAGACTTAATGTAGTCCCAAGCACTACATTGACTTCTTGTGTAGCATTTAAGTTATTAAGATAATTGGCAACTTCCCTAACTATTATCTCTGCCATAAGACCACCTACAGTATGAATTGCCCACCAAGTGTGATTTTGTTCCACCCAATTGCATCAAGCTGTCTATGAACCAGTTCAACTACATCGGTTGTATATTTGGTATATTTCCTCTTTCTTATCCTTGAAATCCCTTTTATGTCGGTTTCTATATCCCACGGATTCACTATATTCTTAATCAAATTTGTATATTCACCAACACGTTCATTCCAAGCAAATTCCAAATACTTGGGTCCGGTATAGGGTTTTGTGGCTACCGGAATCCCAAGTAAATGGACTGGTTTAGGTCGTGGTACATAAGGAAGTAGGACTTCATGTGCCCATACAGCTATGTCTTTTCCTTCTTCGTTGGTTCGTCTGAAGGAAACATTCCCAAATACCCTTGCTTTTCTTCCCATTCCTTTTACTGTTTTTGAATTTATCCTTCCCAAATCTGCTTCAACAGTATCATTAGGGAAAGCACTAGATGCTTTCCCAACCACAAATCTTTGATAAAAGCTAGTAGTTACTGAAGCAGTTCCACTTGCACGAAGCTGACCTGTGTCGTAGGGTGTTCTAGGGAGGGTATAAGCCAACAGGTCTACCATGATTACACCTACTGTTCTTATGACACGCAGCTTTATATAGTCTTCAACAACACGCAAGTTCTTCTGTAATATTTCAAGTTCACGTAGATTTAATCCCAGCTTCTTTGCCAATTATTCCACCAGCCTAGTTCCACAGTGTGGGCAGTACTTATATGAAGATTTATTTGACTTACCACAAGTTTTACACTTAATCTTTTCCCGTGTGGTGATAGGAACCTTCACGTTTCCTTCAGATGCCTTTCCTTTTAGCTTTATAGTGATAACGTGTTTGGTTTGTTCTAGTAAAGGAACATTTACTTCAGTAAAACTTTGATGTTCATCCGAACCATCAACTGTTATTCCTTCATCATTGGTACTGGTCAAACCGTCTGAACAATAGTAATAACTAAACCCACTAGAAGAACATCTTACATAGTATTTATCCGATGTGTATTTATATTCCACTGGGGGATACCAATTAAATTCCCAGTATGGTGTACGATATTTGCTCCATTCATATATATACCATTTATCATCTTCAAACTGGTATTCTATTCTAATTATCCCATCATCAGGTCTGTCTTCTCTGTTTTTAGAAACTTCTTCAGTTTTTTCTATAAACTTAAACTTCTTACTTACTTCCTTGCCTTTTATTCTTCCTTTCAGTTCAAACGAAGAATTTCCATCTATCAAGATTTTTCCATCTGTCACATTTTCCCCATCAATATCAACACTAACCACAACCTTACGTGAATCTAGATTTTTCATCAGAATGGAATACTCGGAACCAAATGGTAGCCTTACTATTCCATCAATTTCCCTTAAGATTTTTCCATCACATTTTACTACAGCAACAAAATTGTCTTTAAACACCATAATATCATCCTCCTTTGATTTTTATTTAGGCGTTCGGCTGAAGCCTGGGAAGTTTAGAGCCGATGGATCAAACCATTATGGTTAGCTACACATTTTCCAATTTCTTCTTTAGACTGTCCAGCATATGATAAACCCTAAGCAGTTCCTGTCGTTTAGCATTTAGGAGTTCTTCAGCATGTTTTGCATTATTTCTATAGACCAAAGCCCCTACTATGAAGCCAATTACCAAACCAACGACAAAATTCAATATCATTCTAATTAAAACCCCCTAAACCAAATAAAGTTTGGTATGGTCATGCACACCAGATAATGTATACCGTTTTTCAATTCCAACTATCTTATATGTTTCTGAATCCTTAACTATTTCATATGTACTTTCAATATTGTAATCGGGAAGAATCCACACTTCTACCCGTGCTTGTCTTAATTTTGCATCTTTATCAGCAATTACCTTGACTGTCTCTATCCATCTACACGGAACATCTTTATAGACTATGGTTCGTGTTGAATCGCCGTAGCCATCAAGTGTAGTTGAATAGACCATATCAATAGTTTGGTTAAGTAATCCTGATATAAGACTCATTTACCTTCTTTTCTTCCTTCCACCATATTTCCTGAATGTTCTAGCCAAGACAGCCATCCGTTTTACCCTTGTGTTCTTCGATCTTAAACCTTCGGCAATACAGCTTTTTGTTACACCTTTATATCCTCTACTGATACACCACCTACGGAAGGCTCCAGGCCGTTTGACACTTGACTGCATCCATTTCTTACTTCTCTTTCTTGCCATCTTACATAATTCGCCTCCTTAAAAAGATTACGCCCTAGCGTATCTAGTTCGTTTTCTCATAAATCCAGATAAAAGTTTTTTAGCTATTGGTGAAATGGGTAATTTTGCAAGGTTACTAGGATCAAAATCTACCCTAGTATCACCAATTCTTACTACCCTAGCACCCATTTCCTTATACCCAACCAATGAATCTAAGTTAGCGTTTCTAACAAGAAATTCTGCCTGTTCACATTGTGCCGCCTTTACCCTGTCATCAATCGGTGCGAATATTATGAATTCAGTGTTAGTAGTTGGTGTGGCTGTGAAAGATGGATTCACAACTATCTTACCATTAGTAGAATCTGAAGAAACAATCTGTCTAATATCATATAAAGGTGTTCCTTCTGTTATGTGACAGGTTCCATACTTCCAATAGTTGTCTGGGTATTCACCATAAGTTGTGGAATAAAGTCCACTGTTTTTGAAAGAAGTAGCAGTGATCGGTGTAGCGGGATTTCCTGTTACCGTTTCATGATCATCCCTTGGGAATTGTAATGCTTGTGATTCGTAGTACCTGGCACCAGTGAAGTTGAATGTATCAATTACCCTAGCAGCTTCAACTAACACCCTTCGTTTTCCTTCGTCTGTAAGTGTATCCCATAGGTCAGAATGTCTGTATTTGTTTCTTATATACTTGTTTGCTTCCCGTAGCGTAACGTAAGAATTTGAAGTAGATCCACCTATATATGTAACTAACGAAGTGTTTCCAAACACTTCACATTTTACGTAACTTATATAGGTGTATCCATTTGTTGATTCTGCTTTTATTTTTATAGTATATGTAACATCTGCTGTACCACCAGCTATGTCAAAGCTTATATTCGGTGAAGACACAGAAATATTACTGATCATTGAGCTGGTGGTATCAGTACCTTCATCATCTTCTATGGTTATAGTAGCAGAAGAGAGGGTATCTCCATCTGTCAAATCATCTGAAAAAGACTTTTCTATTGTAAATTTCTCTTCTGGGTATTTATAGAAATAGTTGACAGAGCCATCCATTTTCATGAGGTAAAACACATCCTTTAGATATTTCTACTTCTTTACCAACTGTTAAGCGCTGATCGTTTCCAAGTATTGTTGGCAACACAAACGTAGATGTAATCACTATCCCAACAGATTTCCCCAACATTCCCAGTAGCGTTGACTGAAGATGGTGTTTTAGAGGATCTTAAGCGAAAGATGTTAGAATTAATATCTACAGCAGCAGTTGGGGTTGCTGTTTTGATCCCAATATCTCCGAAGGTGTTATATACAGCACTTACACCGTCTGTCAGCCAACGAGCGGAATGCTCATCAGCAGTCAGATGATAATATTCGTCTGATGTTCCACCCTGTAAGCCAGTTAACGCATTGTGTTCTACAACAGATTTTGGTATGAAGTATAAATCAAAAGCACTTTCTATACTTTCAAATGATGAAGCATTCTTTTGAACAATTATCTTACCAATTATCCTACCAATACTAGCAATTACACCTGGAAGAGATGCTGGTGGTTGAGCGTTTTGAGCATCTGTTAGTAGATAGTCATCCTGTCCGTATACAACAAAAACATGTCCTTCGATGTCAACATAAATCCAATGAACACCATAATATCTTCGCCAACCAAAAGGATCTGATAATGTCGCTAATGTTCCTGATCCATCATCATAATGCAGATTATCAATCTGTGTTTGTCCTGTAACTTTAGTCCATCCACCAGAACCATCCCTATAATAATATGTAAATGTATCTGTTCCAGAAGTATCAAAACTAGGGAAGGTAACTTCTGTCAGCCCTGCATAATAAGTACCAGAGGTAATAGCAATATTTCTTGTTCCTGTTTCTGATATTTGTATACCATTAACTCTCTGAAACTTTCCATTCACATCTAAGTCTTTCCAGAGGGTATTTTTGGCGTAATTAGCAACAACTTGGCCCGCTGTCGTAATATATAAATCTGTTCCATCTCTGTAGACAAGCCCAAGCATCACATTTGTATTTTTGTCTGAGGGAATTGAAGTGCTTGTTACAATTTGTGGATTTCCACTATTATATTCTACATAGATGTAATTGGTAGTGTTGTCAGTTAGAGAAATTGAACTATTGGCTGACCAGTCAAATGTCTTGGTTAGTCCCACATCACTATCAGTTGTTTTTATAAGTCCCTTTCCTGCACTAACAGCAACAGTCCCATCACCATTATCAGTTATGTTTCCCCCTTCTAACTTTCCAGCCGAATGAATAACATTAATCAGATCTTGTAGGTTTGTATAAGTTGGTGTTCCGAGTTGAGAAATGCTAATGTTGGATGCGGTGAAATCTCCTATTTCACAGATTTCAACGTGGGCCATTCTTATTCAACCCCTTATTCTAAAAGAAGGACTTCAAGAATAGTAGATGTTGAACTGGTTTGCACATAGAACAATGTTTCCCCACCAGATTTTCCTATGTCTATTGATAGCATACTATCAATGGTTAGGTATCTAGCACCGTCAGGTAGATGGGATATTTTAAATGAAGTTCCATCTCTTAGTCTAGCCAGAATGGAGAAACAACTGCTGTTGGCTGGAATTACTATTTCTTTCCACGTTGTAGAATCAACATCTTCATTTATGATATCACGTATTACATTTCCACCTATTGTAACTTGACTCATTAGATGTTCTCACCTATTTTCCGACAATATTATTAAGCATTGGAGCAATACTGCTATCAACATTCTGATTGTCGTTTCCAAATCTGGTACATTCAATCTTGTATATTTTACATATAGCAGGAATCATGTTGTTCAGAAGTTCAACATCTTGGTAGTAAACTTTCATATACTTATTAACTAAACACATTAACTGTAAGCTGGTAGCAAGTCTTTCAATATCTACACAGTCACTTTTGTAGCGTAAATTTTGCAGCTTTTTTATTCCTAGAAGTTTACCAACCTTAAGTAGATCATACTTACGTTGGGCATATCTGGCTTCATCACAAAGTCTAAAACCATATTTCTTTTCTATCTGCATTGGTACTTCAGTGTCATCACACACTATCAGAACTTCATAATGGAAATCGCACTTTTGTATTTCCGATGCTAAGTGGTAAATCCAATCATAGGTGTTAAAGGAAACTATTAGTGCTTTATCCACAGTATTTCTCCATTCGGAAGTGGCGGTTCGCTAATAACGTTATATGTTACTGTGAGATCATTTTATTATTTACAACCATATAGATTCTTCCATTTATGACTTCACAATTTATAACCATATTTAAATCTAAAAAGAATTTAATGAAAAATCCCAGACTTTTTACTGAAATGTGTTCTAATTGATCTACACAATTAGGAAACTCAGGAGTATAAATCAAAAGATGACCACTCTTTTTCATCTTTGAAAGTGCCCACTTAGTAATTTTCTTATACAGCTCATCAGTTACATGTTCAGCAAAGTCTATCTGCAATATAGTATCAAAATCGTCATCTACTTCTGGAAACCAACTAAAATCACAACATATGGATTCAATCCTATTATCTAAGTAGGGCTTAAATGCTTCAATTGAATACTTATTACCATCAATACATACAATCTTCGATAAATCGGGTTTTCTTCTGAGAAGAAACATTGCTCCTAATCCTGGTCCACCAACATCTAATACTTTACCTTTAATTGTTCCACCAAACATTTTCACCAGATTGTTCCATTTGTTTATGTGGACATTGGAAAGTCTTGGAAATCTTTCATCATATTCTTCTTTTAAAAGCTTTATGTATTCATGGGCTGTATACTTTCCGAATCTAGTTTCAATACAATACTTTTCAAAACACCTTTTAGGATCTCCATATTTCCTTAAGTGCCACTCTTCTGAAGTAGCTTCATAAACAATCATAGTTTCTCCAACCAATTTATGTTGTCTGCTGTTACATTCTTTATAGCAAAATCAACCCGTGGTAGATCACACCAGTTACATAGTCCATAAAATTCACATCTTAAATCATCTAAATTTATAGGTCTAAAGTCTTTGATATTGCAGATGGGTTTGATGTTGTAGTATAGTCTGTAATGACAATTGAAATAGTTTCCAGACGGATCAATTATTAAAGAAAATATTCCATGTGGACACATTACTGTTGTTCCTTGGCTTTGCCCACACATTTTCCTGTAGAAGGTATAATCATAGATTCCACACATTCTTCTAGCGGATTCTTGGTCCCAGTAACCCTCATTAGGATATAAGCAATCGGGACGGAAATCTTTAGCATATCCATTTTCTTCAGTCCAGAATCCTAAGAATGGGGGGGATTTTAGTTCTGGAAGAGAATTTCTAACCTTTTCTATCCTCTCTTTCCATTTAGTTTCTATTTCAGGGATATAAACAAATGCGATTTGGTCAACATACAACCCACAATCTCTCATTTCATTTATTCTAGAAACATATTCCTCTGGTTCCAGTGCATGTGGATGATATGAAGTATTGATTCTTAATGTAGAACCAAATCTAGGTTTAAGTTGTTTGAATTTCTTACTTTCCCAAAATTCCCCCTTACAATTCGTAGTAATTGTTATATAATAATCTTCAAGATTGTTGACTATTTCAACCAAATCTTTGTGTAATGTTGTTTCCCCACCTATTAGAGACAATCTTTGCCTTGGTTCGTGATATAAATTATTCCACCAATTTAATATTTCTTTACCACTTAATTCTTCACGTGGAACGTGTTTACCCCTACCATCTACGATACAAAACGGACAATTTCCATTACATCTAAATGTAATCATGTGTGCCCAATAACACATTGGGTAATAATAGTTGCTAGGTAAAACTTTTAGCTGTGTTGTTCTTTTATTAAAGTCTGTTACCAAACTTCTTAATCTGTTTATACGTTTTTCAATATCACATTCTGCAAGTTCAAAGTCAATAAACTTGAATTCCCCATCTTTAATCAATATATTATTTATGTTCAAATCAAATATTCCAACTGCTTCTAATATTTTATGGGCTTCATCAATTATCTTATAGTACAGTTCTTTGTTTAAAGATCCTATCTCACCAAGATTTCTCCAATCAAAATATTCAAATAAAATAAATTGATCTTGTATAGCTATTGGTTTTACCACATGCTTAGAAGCCTTATAAGCTGCAACAGTTCTATCAAATTGATCATCTGCAAAGTTGACTAGACTATCATTGGGATAAAATTTTTCACTTAACCAATCGTTATACAGTTGTTCTTTTACAAAATATTTGTTTCCATTGCTGTCTGATACTGTGAAATACCTTACATCTTCTTTGGATTTATGCCTATTACGAAATTGATCTACTATTTGATATTCTTTATCTCCAAACCTTATCTTCTTATTCTTCATGTGTTCAGGAAGTTCATCAGAAAACCAAAACAGCCATCTTTCCACACCATGAATTTTTTCAGAACAAATCGTTTCAACGTGTGTTGAAATACCTAATTTCTCTGAAACCCATTTTGGAAATTCGGTTCTATGGTCTGTAAACTTTGGAATAAGATTTATCCAAGGGGTCCATTCACTACCCTCTTCATTAGATTGTCCCATATCAAATATAACATTCTTGGAAATCCTACCTACTTCTGAAAGAATCTGATCAGCCACTTCAGCAGAATACTGTTCATAGATATGATGATGGACACTCATGTAAAAAGTGAATTCAAATTCCTTATCCTTGAATTCTTTCAACCTATCTAATAAATCTTTTTCTAGCAGTTCGAATGTACATTTATTATTAGCAGCCTGTGCCTTCTTTGCAGATTCGATCATCTTAGGATCTGTATCTAGCCCTAAAACATCAAATCCCATTTGGGCAGCTAGGATGGAAAAATACCCGTTGTTGCAACCAATATCTAAAATCTTACCTGACTTTTTCTTAACAAGTATAGGTTCTATGTATCGCCATCTTTTAGCTGAATCCCGCTTTCCACCACACTGTCCTGTAACAGACGAATTATATGATGTATCTACGTTATTGAAATAATTAAGAATGTCCTGCTTGTACTTATTCCAGTTCAAAATTTCAGTTAAATCATTAGCATTTCCGGCTACCTGTACATTACCGAATAGTGGTATGGCTTGGTGAACTGGGGTGCTTTTAAACATAGCCAAGAGATTTTTCCTAAATGCACCTGCAATGTGCATCACCACACTGTCTATTGCACATATAAAATCTACATAAGCAATAAGTGCTTTACTGAATCGCATGTCATCTTCTGGTAATTCGATGGATCGGGAACATGATTTACGACCAAATTCAAATATCGTAAACTGGTTGAACATTTCGTTCATCATCTTTTCTATTATGTCTGATTCAAATTCTTTGGGTGGATTTCCAGCTTTATTGTGTAGAATCAGCCAAGGTTTGTCATACTGGCTAAGATATTCCATTGCTTTTTTAGCATAGTCTTCACGGAAGGTAAGTTCGGTGATGAGTTCTTCTATCCTATCAAATTTAATTCCCAATTCATCTGCTGCCCTGAATATCTTGTGCATCTTGAATCCAGCTTGTCGTAGTAAGGGAAGGGTTATGATGTTGTCATACTTGCCTAAATATTCATACTTGACTGATCTGTCAAGTTCCCTAATATTGTCAAGATACCCATCATAAGACTTTACATTTTCCCAAGGATCAGGAAGGATTGGCAAGAATTCATCTACAAAGGTAAATTCTAGTAGTTCTTCAACCTTTGAACCAAACCTTTGTAGACTTGCTAGGGAAATTTCAGTATCAGAACAGATTTGCTTGTACTTTCTTAAAGCTGGGGTTAATAAGATATGGTCGCCTAAGCCGTGGGGGTAAACTATTAGAATCTTTGACATTAATCGCCTCGCATTATGGTTGTTATTATCTTTTCCGTAACATCCTTCCAAGTATGCAACTTTCTAACCTTTTCTAGTCCTTCCCTTGCAATTGCTTCCCTTTCATCGTCATGTTTCAGGTAATATTCTACCAGTTCCATGAATTCACTTTCATTCTTGAACCAAACCAAATTCTTCTTATTGTCAAAGAACAAACTTAAATCATCACAGAATTCTGAAAGTAAAAATCCACCACAACCTAATGTAGTTACCACACGATCGCTGAATATGTTGGAATGAACTAGATTTAGAACTATTTTATACTTGTTGATAGTCTTTCTTAAGTCAGCTAACACTATTGGTGGATTAGGTGAAATTTCTTCAGGCCAACCTTGACCGTAAACGTCTATCAGGTCTAAGTGTTTAGAAACAAAATTCAATCTTTTAGCTGTAGCACTTCCAAAGAACAGAATTTTATCAATCTTGTTGGTATTATCTTCTGGATAGAATATATCTGGATCATAGCCTTCTATAATTAGGTAGGACTTCCCAGTATATTTATGTCTATCAAAGAATTCAACTACTTCACTTGAAGTTGCGCTTGCAAAATTTACCCTAGTCACGTATTGTTCTGCCCGAATAGCTTCAGCAACCCTAATATTGTCCATGAACCAGTACCAAGTTGTACATTGTTCAGTCACTTTTTGAACAATTGCTGGGTTGACGCCATTTATTTTGCTGAATAATACCAATTCAGGTTTGTATCTGTTGACGGCCCACAATAGATAATCATAGAATACTTCTTTTCCTTCCTTGGAAATGATTGTTCTGTAATTTATAGGAATTACACCCCAACCATTCTGCTTAAAACCTTTTGCCATCCAGACATTGGTGCTTTCTGGTTTGTCTAGTACACCAACGATCATTACTTTTGGCATGGGACTTCTCCAATTATTTGGTTTAGGTTTTCCGTATGCTTATTGACTACATCTTCATATTGCTGCCTTTTCAAATTTTCTACTTCATTCAGTCTATCAAGCATTGTCGCTATGTCAGATAGGATGGTTTCAGCATCAATAGCCCGATAATCTGAAACATATCTAAAACTTACTGGTACATCAAACCTGTTTTCCAACACAGCATGTCTATGTTTTTCATGTCCAATAATATAGCTGGGACAACAGCTTTGTAAACTTACATGTGTAAGACCAGATTGACTACTAACTGAACATACTGCTGAATTTAGATAGGTTACAATTTGATCCATTTTATCTTCACCATCGTAATCAATCAGGTTGATTACATTGTCTGCCTTGTACCCTGATAGGAATGAACCAGATGGTGTACCACAAAGTACCACAATGAAGTATTTTCTTAACCCTTCTACAACTTCAGCCCATACAAATTCGGGTACATTTCTAAAAGCAGCTCTACTCCTCCCTCGCGGCATTACACAAATAATATCCCGTTCTAGTTTAACTTTAGGTCTTACAAGTTTCCTGAAAATCTGTGGTGCATAATTTATAAAAGCATTACATCCACGTGGGGGAAATATTTCTATAGTCTTTGTCCAGTCATAAAAGGTTCTGCAATATTCTATGATTTTAGAATATACATGTGGGGGTGTTAGGCTTCCTGGTGGTGATCCAAGTAGTGGTGCTTCATAACAATCCCGTTCCAATTCCATACCATAAAACCAGTCGGGAAGTTCTATCGTATAGTCTACGAAGTCTTCTACGAATATGTGGTAATCCAATTCTGTGAACAGTATGAATTTTCTGTCCTTATATTCATTGTGCTTAAGAAACCTCAGATGTGCTTGAAAGCGGCTTAAAAACCACCCCAATTCACCATAAAAGAAAGATGCAACACAAGGTTCATTTATGTACAAATCCTTATTTATTATCTGGCTGTGCTGGATTGTCTGTGTTCCTTCCAAACCGCAACTCCTTTAAAATATTCTTTATATCCCTTCGCATTTCGTACTGGTTGGCTTTAAGTTCCTTTATTGCTTCATACAGCAGGGTATAGCTAGATTCAAGTTTTGCTACACGTTCATTCTGTGCTGCTACTGCCTGCTTGTCTGCAAATCGCATTACTGCCGATTGATTGTCACTCCACAGCTTCACCCCAGTAGAAATGGCTGGAATAGCTATAGCACCAATGATAATATACAACCACTTTTTAGGTACTTTATTTGCTACACATCTTACCAACCCACCAGTACCATCCTTACCATACAATGCTTCTTCTATTTTACGTAATGTGGACTGGCATTCGGGATCTGGACAATTGGTCACTTCTCCTAACTCCCCTTTCGTAGAGATCTTTTCCTAAGATGCCATGTCTTGGGATTGGAAGTGACTTTAGTGACATAATACCCACAAACTTTGTCTAAAGCTTCGGCTATATGAAGATCATTTGTAGTAAGTTCATCTGGGCCTGCCATCTTCATAGCCTGTTTTGTAGCTGAATCAGTAGTTGCCTTGATGTCTTCCAAAATCAATTCTGCTGCTGACTTTTCAGGTTCTTTTTCTTCTGAAAATTCCCTGTTTAGAATTTCCCTTAACTGTGCTAGGGTAATGTTGTATTCCTTTAGTAATTCAATAAGAGGATCGGTTTCCTGCTGAGAAACATCTTGTTGGATATCTTCTGTCGATTCAGCTTCTTCTATGCTTCCTTCAGACAAGTATTTGGCTTCATATTCTTCCCTAGTTAACCCATGTGATTTAACATGAAACCAGAATCCTTTGACCATTTCTTTACCACAAATTGCACATTTCATAAGCAACTCCTATTCTAAATTCTTCTTTTCTTCAATTTCTTTAACTGTTTACTTACAGAATCAAACGTGTCTATGTATTTGTCCTTTTCATCAGAACTGATAGCCCTAGCAATATCCCGTGTGTATTCCCTAGCATATACGGTTGATCTTGCTTGAGTTCCATATAGTTCATCACCATATTCCCATTTGAAAAGGTTGATGAAATCGTCTGAAGTTTTGGGAATATCATCTACATTAACAACCGTCTTTGTTCTAGTACTTAGTGCCATTAAAAGTCACTTCCTAGTTATTTGTGTGTTCCTTCATCAGCATTGACAAAAGTTTCTTTTTTAACGTTGAGCCCATCCATTTCAAACTCCTACTGCGTTGATATGCCTCCTGAGATGGAGACGCCGTGGAAATTACCCCATCTATATTCGTAAGCACCGATGTCCCAGGCTGAGCCTTGAGGTCTAGAGATATTATCAAGATCATAATTGTAAGTAGTACCTAAATCTATCCCAGAATCTACACAATCGGAACTGCTTCTTAAATAGTAATTGTTATTTGCTGGATCTATAAAACTGGCTTGTTTGTTATCTCCCGCAGAATCATGACTATTTACACCTTCATTCTGCTCAGCTATAAAATCGTCGAATAACTTCATTCCACCAGAATAATAATAATTTATATTGGTACAACCAATATCTGCTATGCACCATCTGACTACACGTTGGTCGCCATTCCCTTGGTCGAAAAGGTTGTAATCTCCTGTATAAATCAAATCAGAAGAATCATAAACACATAAATCGCCGTCGTTTGTGTCTCCATCAATATTATTCTGATAAAGGACGCAATTTTTCATTGTAACAAGAGTATCTCTATTGCTATATGAGGGTGCACTAAGATATACACCAAATGAGTTGTTAGCAAATGTACAATTATATATATAGACTGTGGGGCCATTATATACATGGCACCCAATGTTATTCTCATAAGCCAAACAGGAAACAAAATAAAACCTTGAATTGCCAGTAGAATCCGCTGCATTAGCAGCAAAACCATCATCATTGTTATATGAGCGGCATCGTTTAAAAATGATGTTATCGTCTAATACACTATTCGACACAGTCCCATTGTCAAAACCATCTCCTTCATTATCGTAAGCTAAACAATCGCTTATAGTAATATCATGAGAATCAGTTATCCAGAAGCCATGTTTTAGGTTCCCACCACCGCCACCACCTCTTGGTGTATCTCCATTGTTATGTGAAATACAATTAGATATAATCCCATTACTACAACCATATGTAGAACCCCCAATGTAGAATCCAGTCGTCAAATCATTATCTCCACCATCGGCTTCACACCATTCAATTGTAAAACTGTCTTGTCGTTGTATAACATAGCTCTGTTTTCCGCTATTTATACACTTAACATGGCTCATCTCTAGACCACTACATTTTGAGGCTTCAGATGTTCCTAGTGCTCTTATTGAATAATAATCGGCTCCAGAAACAATAAAACCGTCGTATGAACTACTTATACCGGCGATTCCACTTATTGTTAGATAAGGAATAGGTGTGATGGTTCCATCTGGTAAAATTCCAATATTTATTAACGCTTGGTATTCATCAGAATATGATGCGTTACTATCTGTAAAAATTACAGATCCAGTTCCCCAATTTATGTCACGTTTTATGGAAATTCTGTTACTTGGTGTAGCAGAATTAGAATAGTAATCTGTGTTTATATAAATAACACCAATATGTGTAGTGCCAGACTTTATAAAAATCAAATCTCCAGGTTGAATAGTAACTGAAGGGCAGTTGTAACCGGTATTATCCAATTTTCGTGTGCCAGGAATATGTTGCCAAGGCGTAGAAGTTGACAATCCATCATTAGAGTCAGAACCACTACTAGGGTCAACATAGTATGTACTGGCCCAAGAACAAAATAAGGAAACAAATAGAAAGATCAATAAAAATATACTAACAATAAAAATTCTTTTATTAATCAACATATACCCTCACTGCCAAACCTTCAGCATATGATGTCAATGACGAATCATCCTCACAGTTATCAGTAGCATAATCTATAACAGTTGAATAATAACCATTAACGTCTTCCGAATAATATTTTACATTCCCAGAAGAGTCGTCTGATATAAGTATATATAAAGTTATTCCATTTGAAACAGAGATCCCAGGAGATACCGTTATATCTGATACCCAACCACTTGCTGGTGCAGCTATACCACGTTGGTACCATAAACAATTCCCAGATGAGTCTAAAATCTCAATTTTAAGATTACGACCAGTTCCATATGAATTTATCTTGCAAGAAACCTTCGTTACCGTTCCACCTTGGTCAAAAGTTATTTTATCTCCGCTGGCGGTAGCTGCACCACTTATATATAAATATCCAGCATAAGTAGGCTCTGTAGTTGCACCATCATTATAATAATACTGATCTGGTCCTCCACTACTAGACGAACTCCCACTAATAATCACCGTCCCCCACCCCCACACTAGGGCAGGGATGAGAAGCAAGACTAAAGCTAATGCAATCCACTTTTTCATTAGTCAGCACCTCCATCAGACCAGGTTCCCGATCTCCCAAGCGTTATCCAAGTGCTGTCATCTATTGCTAGCAAGCTAATGAAATCCCCTGCATTGCCTTCGCTGTCAATAGCGTTGCCAGCAGTAAGGGATGTTCCATCTAAAATGATAGTGTCTGAATCATCATATGTATCTACCGTTACCGTAGCTGCATACTTGGAATAGAAAGTAATGCTCAAGCCAGCAGCCGCAGCAGGAAGGGTGTAATCAATAGCATCATTGTCATTGTTGATTCTCATACCACCCTTGCAGTCTGAAGCTGAAAGGGTCACTGAGGCATCTGTGTCTAGTATTACAGGAACATTTCCAGAGAGATTACCTGTGAGAGCTAGGCTTGTACCTGTAGCTGCCCCTATGTTAGGTGTGGTTAATGTAGGACTGGTTGCTAAAACTACACTCCCACTTCCAGTGGTTCCGTTAGACAGGTCAGAGGCGGATATCTGAGAGCCGTTGATCTTATACTTTTTCCCAGAGGCTAAATTAAAATCACTAGCTGCCTCGATATTACCATCAGCATCAAGTTGCATGATCGTAGTAAGGGTTCCATTAACAAGAACCTGAAAGAACAAATCAACATCCTCAGTCCCATCTCCTGTGTCTGTAGCGTTCCCATATATCTTCCAGTCAATACTTTCAGCACTTGTGTCTGAATCGTCTCCTGTGATGTCTGGTGTAGCTGAAGCCCCTGATTGGATACCCCCATCAGCATATAGGGTTCCATCAACTTCCAAAACTCCCTCTACTCCAAGTTGTGGAGAATGACCAAAATTGTAACTTCCATCACCAATATAAATGTTATGATTGTTACTATCTAGATTCCCACCTAGTTGAGGGGAGGTGTCTTCAACTACATTCTTCAATAATGAAGAACCATCTGAGAGGTTACTTGAGCTTATTTGACTTCCGTTTATCTGATAAATAGCCCCACTTGGTAAATTCAGATTACCAGTGTCATCAATTGTGACGTTTGAGTTCTGGATCGTCTTCCCACCAGTTCCATCAAACCTTGCAATGGCGTTATCAGTTGAGGAAGCTGGCCCCGTTACATCACCGCTACCTGATGGTGTCGCCCAAGCACCGTCACCACGCAAAAACTCTGAAGTGGAACCACTAAGCTTAGGCAGGAGACCATGAGCCGAAGTGGATGCATTTGCTGTGGTGACATCAGAAAAGTTTAGTTCTCCTTCCTCAATGCTCGTACCAAGACTTACCGAAAGTGTAGTATCTGAAAACGAAAATCCTGTTCCAAAAGTGAGCCAAGTTATCGCTCCAGCCGAATCATCCCAGAACAATCCCCTATCTGCATTGGGATCGGATAATGATGCACCAGTCCCACCATCTGCAAGGGCCACGTCTGTTGATCCTGGGGCATAGTAGTCAGTACCTGCTGTAGCAGCACTAAAATCCCCAGCACCGTCACATTTAACGATTCCACTGACTCCATCTAAGTCATCTATCTCTTGTAAGAAGGTATCAACCTGACTACCCGTGTAACCTGTAGTAGTATTATAGGCATAAATAAACGATCCTACACAAATACAAAGCAAAGCTATGATAAGACCTATAATATATTTTTTTGTCTTCATTTTGTACCCCTCATTGTTTTATGACTTCACATTAAAAACCTCAAAGCTTCCTTCCCCGTCTGAGACGTTGAATGGTTCAAACCCGCCACCACCATCAGAGACGTTAAATGCTTCAAAAGGGACCACAGCAGAACTCTGCCCCCATCTACCAACATTCCACTCTTGGTTTCCCCATCTATCACTATTCCATCTTGATCTATTCCAACCTGCATCTACAACAGAACATATTAGAAGTATTCCACAAATCAATAAAAAGATATTTCTTACCATTATTGTCTCCCCAAATATCCAGTCAATGTTGCATCATCTGCTCCGCCTGTCTCGGTAGCCCTAATTTTAAAGTATTTTCCAAATATTCCGTTGAAATCAATCGAAAAGCAATCCTTGCCGTTGCTTCCATTTCCCGAAGTCTTGGTAAATCCAGTAGCTATGTCACTAACACCTGTAGGTTCAAGAAAACTAGAATCATCAGTATCAGTATACGAAATTAGCAATTCAAATTTTAAAGTCGGATTACCTGTAGCACTAACTTCTGGACAAAACACAAAATATCCATCAGGACGTGTGCCGTCTAGTCTTATGATGGAAGAATCTACAGAATCACCAGCAGAAACGGTAACGTTATCAAATATCTTAGTAAATTCAATGAATTGATCTGAAGAATATACGCTACCAGCAAGCAGAAACACAAACAACAGACACAAAGCAAGTATCTTAAGTGCTTTCATTCCAAATACCCCCAAAATTGGTTGTTAGATTGAGAGATAAGAATCCCCCAATCTATATATTTTTACTTAACCTTAGTAGCTGCATTATCAGCAGTAAATAGCCACATGCTACCAGCTGAAGAAAGGGTCATAGAACCTTTCACAGAAGCATCTACTGCGGTAGCTTCAGCAACTATGGTAGCAGCAGTATTAGCTGTGCTGATAAAAATATACTGATGGTCACCTATCTTAATTCTACCGCTAGAATGAAGTAGTGGGGCAGTTACTGAAGTGTTGCCAGTAAGTGTAGTAGCTGTTACAGCATTAGCTGTTATTGTTGGTGTGTGTAAGGAAGTATTACCAGTAAATGTAGTAGCTACAACCGTGTTTGCGGTTATTGTTTTCCCTTTTGCAATAATATTACTTCTAAAATGTGTCGTTCCCATAGTTTTACGTCACCTCCTTCATTACAAGTCTCCTACCCGAAAACTATGGAAAACAGGTAGAAGTTCTACACCGGATGCCGTGTAGATCTTGTGTTCTATAGTTTTAGTTTAAATTAGGTTTAACTAGATTGGGGAAAGATTACCCCAATCTAGTAATTTTTGCTAACATTTAGGTTAGCTAGAAGCAATTGCATTAGCATACCAAAATCGCCAATTGGTTACTACTCCACCATAGCGACAATTGATAGTAATGAAATAATCAAGCGACACCTCATCGATGAACGTATCAATGATAGGATCTTGGCGGTTGCTTGCAATTAGTCCTTCCTTGGCTTTTCCTAAGAACCACCCATCAGTGTCACTCAGATAACTCCACTCTATCGGATTCACCAACCCACGGAGCACATTGACATCATTGTCTGCACTTCCAGGGATCAGTGTAGAATTCAGAAGCACCTGAGCAGTAAACTTCAGTGCGGGTGGAATCAAAAGGGTGTCTGGAAGTATTTCTACAACATTTCCCCTTTCATCCCTATTGTTGGTAGAAGTCATAGTAAGATATACTGACCTCAAATTAGATTCCGTCAAAGAATTGGAAGCACCATAATTAGAATAGGTGTTCCCAACCTTATCGGGGTGTGCAGTAGAGAAGAAAGGTTTATTGTCATAGATCAAGTTCCCTGTAGGATCATCAATAACATTAGCAATGGTGTTATTAAAAACATCATTGCCAGCAGTCATTGCCCCGTAGTTGAAGAACTTGGCATAGAACTTTTCCTTGGTTCTAAGATATGCCTTACCCCAAGAACCAACAGCCTGTTGGATAAGGTTAGACTTCTGGCTGTCTTCGATAGATTCTTTGGAAAATCTAGCAATCCTTCCAAAAGTCCTGTTCTTGCAGATTACAGTGTAACCTTCCATTGGGGCATCTGGCTGCAAGTCTTCACTTTCAGGTTTTTCCACCAAGTCACCCATTCCGATAGCTGTGGTGAATTTCTCATCACATTTGTTACTGTCTATTGACAGGACTGGTCATTTCTGCCAGTCTCCACACATTGCTGTGTGGGTCGGACTATATCACTACTAGATTTATCATCTAGCAGGTTGGCGTACGGACCTAGTTTGTATCTCATACAAGGAACTATATATGGTTTGATAATTTCTACAAATCTGTCATTGTGTTTATTTCGAAGTCTTAATCTATATTTATAATTACCAAGTTTCGTTTTTCCTGCCTTATTGATATTCCAATCGAGATCAAACTTCAATTTAAGGCTTTTTTTGAGAAGAAGTTGATTAGCATAATCATAAGCTTCGGTACTTAGATAAAATGTAACATCTTTGCCATTAGGATTAAAACCATGTGTGCCGTTATCCATGAATAAAATTGCTAATGAAAGTGGATTTAGTTTCTTTACGATATATTCATCTAAGACCTTTCTACCATTATAATACATTCTCTTTCTAAGTTTGGTAAGCATTGGATGTTGTCTTGTTCCTAGATGGTATCCATAAAATATCTTACCATTTAATTCTCTCTTCGTTTTGTGTATTGAAGATGATGTTATTTTATCAAGGAACTTTTTCTTCCAGAGCATATATTCGTATTGAGCTTCACAGTGGCTCATCTGAAAAAAAGCTTCACTTCTACCTTTTCTACACGACAAACACCCATCTCCCATTACCATTGCTATTATCACACTTCTAAGTTCTTCTCTATTTAGGTCCATAGTCTCTACACCCTCCTTAAAGGATTGGCTCGGTATTGTCCTCAGGGGATTTCCACCGAATTTAGCCAACTACGCGCATAAGTTTACGCTGCATCGGAATCAACTACATCAAATATATTTTCATACACGGGAGCTTTTTGCTCATAGGCTTCCCAGAAGAAACCATAGGCCGTCTTCTTCATATTTTCAGTAAAATCATCACGTCTTACTCCGCCTGCCATTAATTTTCACCGTCCTTATTTAGAGTTTATATCTTATGACATGAAAGCAGAAGGTTTAATAGAAACCAACACTGCATCATTGTCAGCGTCAAAATCATGAATCAAAAGCATCTGGCTTGCCTCAGTATCCACCTTGTAAGCCTTCTGCGTCAAAGCATAAGTAGCATTGGCCGTCTTGATACTAGCACCAGCCCCCACTACAGTTGCATTTGCGCTAGCAGAAGCAGTGTCTAAAGGCATCCAGAACTTGTTTTCTACACCCACATACACAAAGCCTTTCTCTTCAGCAGAAGTCTTATGACCATTCTTGCCTGAATCATCTTTGGGTGCATGTGCCCAACCAAATATACCACCAGCAGTCCCTGTGGGGGTTGCATTGGTATATAAGGTAGCACGTCCATTAACCATCTTTACAAACCTTCCAGTTTGTCTATTCAAATACTGATTAGCTGCAAAAGGAACCTCTTCTCCCTTACCAGGTCCCATTGACCATCCCATACGAAATTTAGCCATCTTATATTTCACCGTCCTTCATAAAATTATTCTTCAGGTTTAATTTTTCCTAGTTTAATATCCCGTAATCTGGCTATTTCAGCCCAATCTTCAGGTTTCATACGATGCTGTTTAGCCTCTTCTATGATTTTGGGATTTGTTGGGGAATAGTCCCCAGTCAGTTTGCCGGTCTTGTCTTGGGTTTGGGTTGACCTGATACTTTCTGTATTAGCATCAGACCTTACCAAGTTGTCATTTTCTGGATCATCTAGAAACTGACTAACCCGTTCTTCGACCGACAGTTCATCTTTTATCTTTCCAGATGCATCATACACAGGGTAGAAAAACTTATCCAAGTTTTCATCATATTCAAATCCGTCTTTAAGCAGCTTAACAATCTGCTTCGGATTATATGCCTTCTTCGATGCGATTTCTAAGATTTCCCGTTCAAGTCGATATTCCCTAAAACGCTGAATCTTAGAATCCCGTTCTTTCAATTCCTTTTCTCTGTCTTCAAGAAGCTTCTTGAACTCAGCCATCTGCTGTTCAAATTGTTTCTGGAGGGATTCTTTTTCCTTTTCAAAACGAATCTTCATCCGTTCTTCTTCACTCTTCTTGGCAAGTTCCTCCTCTTCCCTCTTCTTTTCCAACTCCGTCTTAAACTCTTTCAGTTGATTATATTCTTCAAGAATTTTTTCAAATTCATCCTTCGGGGGAAGTTCTTTCATCCTTTCTTCAAATTCTTTAAGACGTTCCTGAAGCTTCCGCTTCTCAGACTTAATACGATCCCGTTGGGAAATTACCTTCTTCAACTCACTCTCTAAATACTCAGGATCTTTATCCTTTTTATCCTTCGTCTTTTCCTGTTCCTTTTCTTCAATCTTAGCCTTCAGTTCATCTTCATTGATACTATCTTCATCATCTATTTCAATACCTAAAGCTTTTGCCTTTTCAATCAAATCTTTCATCTCTTTACACCTCCGTGACGCCTTCCAGCGATTTTACTAAAAGTTATAATTGCTTTCCAGCTCAATAAGTTCTTGTTTAATTTCCTTTACCTTCTTATTATACTTGTCCAGCAGAACAAGCAGAACTTGCCTTTTCTTCTTTGCACTAAACAACTCTTCCAACAACTCTCTCCGTCTTCTTCGCACTTCCCCAAGTCCATACTACCACCACCTATTCCAACCCAGTCCGATCTACCTTCTTCTTGTCTAGGTTTTTGGTGTCTAGTTCATCCTTAGACTGGAAAGTATCTTTATCATTTACATTTGGATTCCCAGAACCATCATCCCCGACTTTATCTGGAACATATGCAGGCTTAACTTCCCCTGTTCCACTTTCAATTTCCTTTTCCACTTGCTGCACAACAGTCTGTGGTGCAAGTGGGATAGCACGTCTGGCAAGATTTTTCATTAACGTCTTGTTTAACGTTTCTGAAAAATTCCTTTCCATGATCTTGAACGTAGATTCTATTTCATCAGACAGGGCAGAAACATCAAAGTTGTCTGCGTATCTAACTTCTTCAAACTTTGAAGGATCTTTTCCAAGCTGCATATAAGCTAACTTACTGATTTCATTTTCAAATCTTTGATAGGCAGCAGCTTTATTTGCCAGTGCTGCATTCACACCAACAAACCCCATCTGTGCAGCACGACCAGACCTTCCCATGTAAATGTCACTAGATGTTCCTAACAATCCTGCTAGTCGATAGATTTCCTTGATATGATCTACTACAAGATTCCAGATTGTACGTATATTTTCCGTGTTTGGGGAAATAAATTGTGGTGCGTGGGTAGAACTTGCAGGAAAAGTCCATATTGAAGAAGTACCTATTCTGTAAAGTGGGTCATCACTTGTTTCATCTTCTTCCGCCAGTGAACCATCATCTGGAACTACTAGCTGGGAAAAAGTCTGCCTTTCTATTTGTTCATCTATACAGGAACACCAGTTAAGGATAATTCTGTTGATGTAGACGATATCCTTCAGCATTGATTCCCCAATTAAGTTTCCATCAATATCTTCGTGGTAAAGGGTTACAAGCGGAACTTTCCCAAGTTTGTTTTGACCACTGGCAGGGGAACCGTCTTCAAATACAACTTGGTTTCCTTTATCATCTTCTACATGCCATTCTTTTCTGGTAATCAATGTATAGTGGACTTCTTCTGTACGTTCTACCGTAGGATCTATGTCCCTGTAATAAGTAGTTTCAATAACCACCCACTGTAATTCCCCAAATCTATCAATAGACCAATCTTTTAGTTGTGTTGGGTATACAATGGTACAATAAGGTTGAATCTTTCTTTCATCAGCACGGGTAAGTCTTTTCTTGTTGGTTGGTGTAATGTCAACAAGTGCATGAATTGTTCCTAACACTGAAGAAAGAAATCCACACCTTCTAACGAAAGTGGTTATGTCTGTACCACGTAGATCTGTATTCTTACGGAATTGTTCTAGAACAGGATCAGATGGCCTTTCAATCCTTTCCTTAAATATATAAGTGTTGTACAATTTAGGAATAGATTCACAGAAATTCAGGAAGTAAGCCCTGTCAATCCTTTCATCGTAGTCATCTGTATCTTCAAGTCGGTGGGAAAAGATATTTGATTCATTAGCAAAATTCTTCCCCCCCTTAACTGCATTCAGATACAGATTCCACAGATCTACATAATCTTCATACAGTGGATGTTCCCTTTTTGATAACCTGATTGCTTTTGGCATTTCAATCCTTCACCTAACGTTTGAAGTGGATGCTAAAACACCCATGATTTTTCCATCCTAATGAAAATTCAAATCCAAAAGGAAGCTTAATGATATACCTTGGAAAATAGAACGGACAATTTTCTATTTTCTTCAAATTACATTCAAACCAAGAAGTCTTACACAAGACAATTTTCTTGTAAGCTTGTTGATAGAATCCTACATAGAAGTGATTCATGTCATTTATAGGATTCCTGATATGCCATCTAAAATAACGATACCAAGGTGCTTTGTCATTCCATAGGTACTTTTTACCACCAGATGGCATAGGTTCCCTACGATTGGTCCAACAGGAAAGGAAAAATCGTTTGAGAGGGCTTTTTGTTTTGTTTATTATCCTAGTGTCATATGTTTCCCAGTCCTCCTTGTTAAGTATCCCTGCTGTGGTAAGATAAATTCCAATCGACAAGGAAACAGGAAACACTATTATGAAATAGCATGATCCTATAACCAAAAGTGGTAAAAACAAAAGTGCAGCATAAAGCTTCATCCTAGCCGTCCTAACCCTCGTCCACGGCCCCCACCGAGACCATGTCCAGGTCCATTAAACCTACAAGGACCAGTGTTACGTCCAAGCCTACGACCACCTAGCCTTCTACCTAGTCGTCTTCCTGCTAACCTTCCCTGCCTGCCACGATTTCTAAATCGCATTCTTACAACACCTTCTTATCGAATGATTCTACTTCCCCTTGCTGGTCGTGTAAGTAGTTTAAATCTTTTTCCTTTTACAAGGGAAAAACACATTTCAAGGGAATCTAGAACATCATCCCTATCGTTCTTGTTACCTGTATAATATAGTATTTGATCCACAGCATCACGGTACATAGCCTGTCTTTCATATTTATACCCATCAAAAACTATCGTTCCATCACGCATAAAAGGAAAAAGACTTTCAAACCGCATTAGCTTGTCTTTCTTACTATCTATTTCCTTTATCGGAAGGAACATTCCCAGTTTCTTGGTTTCTTTACGAAGTAGTTCTGCTAGAACATACTGAAAAGCAGTGGTTTCTACACCAAACAATCGCCATTCATGTTTTTCAAACAGTTTGATTACGTCCTGGATCTGCTTGTCAACAGAACGGCGTTTCATATTAATATCAATGACATAGGCTGTTGAAGTTTCTTTATTCCATGCCAATGTCGTAATTACTGAATAATCTCCACTACTTGTCTTCTTTCCAAGCGATGGGTCTAAAGCACCATAACGAGGCAATCCAGTAAGTAAGTGTGTATTAGCCTTCAGGTCTATGAAGGCCATTTCTTCTTTCCTGATTTTGACCTTTGTAAGATCAATACTTTCGTTTTGCTTTTCCTGTAGAAATGCTGATGGATCAGTAAGTTTGGCTACCATATTGTCATAATATGGGTCACCTTCGGGCCATAGAACCTTAGTTCCCCGTAGCATTTCTTTTTCATGTGCAAGATAGAATTGCCTAGCGTGTTCTATTCTGTCTTTGTCTGTAGAATCTGTATATATTCTAGCCCATTCATCCCAAAGTGGGGAATCTGAAAACTTTTCAACAGCCTTGAACCGAATGCTTTTGAAATCAGGGTATATATTTGGGTCCATCAATTTATTCAATAAAGCTTCATGTCCAATAACTGTTCCTATTATAAATATATCAAGATTGTTGGCTTCCCCACCAACAAATAATACATCCTTATTGAACCATTCCCGAACAGCTTCCCTTTGGGCCTCAGACCTAACCATCTCTGTGGCCTCTAAGTCGTCTCCGATGAAAAGCCCAGGTCGTTCAGTTCCAAATCGTCTACCACGAATCTGGCTTCCGGTTCCAAGGGCTAGAACTTTTACATCATTACGTGTGATTATTTCATCAGCACGCCAAATAGCACCCTTCCCACAGGCATACGGGAAATCCCGTTGCAATCGCATATTTCCTTCAAGTTCCTTCTTTATATCTGATAGAAAGTCAATTGACTGATTGACTGTCTTTGATACAAGGATAATAAACTTCTTCTTGTTGTATACAATACACCAAATTGGAAATATGCAGTTGATTACTGTACTTTTTCCACTGGAACGTGGCGCTGCGATAGCCCACCTAGCCCTTCGGCGTGGGCTATCGACAGCTTTTGGTAAAGTCTTATATAAGAATTTATGAAATTTGCTATTAGGTTTCTTTAAGTAATGTGGAAAATAAAATTTTGCAAATGCGTCTAGTCTTGATTCACATGCTTGGATTATATGTCTTATTTCAATGTCTTGTAATTTCTTGTCTTCTTCGTATAAATCATAAAGTAATTTGTCTTTCTGTTCTGGTGAATTTGCCTTCATTCTTGATACTCTAAGCTTATTCTTCTTCCAAAATTCCTTCTCTGCTTCTTTGTAATCCCGAAATTTGTGTCTTCCTTTTCTATCAGAATATTTTTCCCGTGTTTCTAATCTTTCTTCAGCTAAATCTAAAAAATCTTTTGCAAAATCTGGTATATCTCCATATTTCCTTATTAATCTTTCCCTTTCTAACTTAATTTCTTCTCTACTTCTAAATAATTTGTTTTTAATTTCTGCATATTTTTCTTTTTTCATTCACTTCCGACAATAATATCTGCTATCTTATTCTTCTGTTCTTTCGTAAGTTCGTTATCCCCTACATAAGTATTATTTTGTGTATTAATTTGTGCGAAATTTTCTATTTTTACACTATCTAATCCGTAAAGTTTTGCCCTATCCATTAGTGTGGAAACCCATCTAACATGAAAATCCCTAGCTAGGGATGGTTTAGGAACCAATACAGGATTTCCATTTTCATCTAGTATTGGCTTGCCATTCTTACCTAATTTCGGAACACCATCACGATACTTCTCAAACAGCTTCCTTGCTTCTTCAGCAGCTTTCATAAGTTCACTATCAAGTTCTATACGCTTTGCTGCCACTTCTTCTGGGGAAAGTTCGTTGATGGCTATTTCCTTCAGATACTTATGGGCACGCTTAACTGAAGCTAGTGTCATTCCAAGCTGGTCAGCTATATCAACATCAGCCATCCCTGTTTCAGAAAGACGCTTAATTTCAGTTAAACGTTTTACACGTTCTGCTAGTGTAACCGATCCACGTGGCATATCTTAATCCTTTGTCGTAAATATTCCCCATAAGTTATTTCTGTCTATTGTGTCAATGAAAGCAAAAACCAGCTTATCAACCATGTTTTCATCAATTCCGATACCTACAAGCTTATTTAATACTATGATTGCGTGATACAACAGATAAGCCCTTTGCATCACCGGCTTACGTATCAAAGAAGCGAGGTAAATTATACAGGAATTGTTTTCCGAAATAGAAGTGGCGTCATCCAGTTCTTCAAAATCTATCCCAAGTTCAACCCTGTATTTGTGCCCCAGTATATCTAACTTGTCTAAAACATTCCACTTTTTACCATTAAGGTTTCTAGAAAAGAATTCAAACAAGACATTGGAAAGGGTTTCTACCTGATCTTCTTCCAACATCCGAAATCCATAACAATGGTCTATTGCATGAAGCAGTTCATGGATGAAGGAAGTTACTATCTTGCTATTCTTCTTTTTTTCACCTAGTAACGATTCGGTTGAAACCCTAATTTCCAGATCATAGAAGGAATGTTGTGCTGTTAGGTCTTCCGATTCACGAAACTTATAGGGACAAATAATATTGTAATCAAAACAATTGACACGAATCTTCTTAGGAAATTTAATTGTCACTTTAGCAATCCTCTATCTGATCTCATCAACAAAGCCGTATTCTTTCGCCTTATCCGCAGTAAACCAGGTATCTTCTTTCATCATTTCCAACACACGCTTCTTAGAAAGCTTACTATTCTTGGAAACTATTTCAGCATACTTATTCTGCAACAGATGAATCATGTTCCGTTGGCTGTCTAGTTCACGTAAGCCTTCAGTAAAGAATCCCCATTTCCACAACTTGGCTGGGTGAATCAAGAATATAGTATTTTTGCTTACGATCCTGTGATCCCCAGTTAAGAACACCGGAACTGCTGCTGAAGCAATCAACCCACGACCTACCATCGTTATGTTGAAATCTTTCTTTGCTATCCGTAATTCATCAGCAAATGCCATTCCCTGGAATGCCTGCCCACCAGGGGAATTCAGATATACCACAATGTCTTTTATCCCCCTGTTGTGTAGTAGTGTCAGGTCATTCCACATATCTTCCGAACCATAGGAAGATATGCTGGTGATAGTAATATAAGCGGTTTTGTCAAACAACCTACAATTGTTTGACAATTCCATTTCTTCATTTTGTACATCCATCACTTTGCTGACAGTATCTTTGTCTTTACTGACAGCAACGGATTTATCTGTTTTAACTTCAATGGTAACTTTTGTGGGTGGGAATTGTTCAATAGGTTGTTTTACTGTGGTAATACAGGAACATAAACCAAATAAAATTACAATTAATATTAATAGTTTTTTCATAGTCTTGGCTTAATTTAATTTAGTGGTTTAATTTAGGACAAACTTCATCACTCACCCTATGTATTCTTTTCAGAACACAAAAGTCAAGACCTTATACCAATTTTTTGTTAATTTTTTTGAATTTTTTCTGAAAAGAAGGTGGGAAAGGTTGGTTTTCAGGTGAGACTATTCTAAATTACACTCTTTAATGATTCTATTTTTAGCTAGTTCACAATAACTTTTGTCTATCTCAATTCCGATACCAATTCTGTTGTTTAAATAAGCGGCAATTAGGGTAGAACCGCTTCCTAAAAAGGGGTCTAATACGGTATCACCTACAAAACTGAATAGCTTGATACATCTTTTAGGTAATTCTAATGGAAATGGCGCAGGATGACCGATTTTCTTTTTGCTTTCACCAGAAAAGGTCCATAACCCATTTGTCCACTCCATAAATTCTTCCTTAGAAATATCTGATTTCTTTGAGCCAGAGGTTTTCTTCCATCGCTCCTTATACAAGATTACAATCAATTCAACAGGGGCAATTACATACGGAGCTGAGGCACTCAGCCATGAGCCCCAAGCAGTTCTCCTCGAAATATTCCCCTCATTCCAAACTATGGTCGAATGATACTTGAAGCCAACTTCTTTTGCAATAATTGTCAAGTCGGCTCCAACGCTTTGTTGTCCCCCTTTGTTCTTATCCAAAGGGATATTCAAGCAAAATCGTCCATCTTTTTTTAGCCAGTTATAACAGTTAGTCATCCATTTTCTTGAAAAATCTAGATATTCCCCGTATGACATACTGTCTGAATGGGAATTGTACTTAATATCTACATTATAAGGAGGAGATGTTATAATTAAATCAATACATTCTTTGTCCAAAAGACTTGGTACTAAAGTGCTTTGGTTTATTACCTTCAATCGTTCTTTATAGTTCCAAAAGGTATTATCCATAGACTATATCCTAAACTATATTCTTAGCAAGAAAAGGTGGGGAAATTTGAACTGGAACGGGATTTTGGTTGTTCTTCTTTCCATCCTTTCCATCCCCTTGCCCATTCTCTCAAGGCAGAATGGATTTGGATGATTATTTCAGATACGTCTTCTGTATATAGTTCTTTTACACAAACTTTCCTATCGTCTTTAAAATCTTGGCCTTGAAGGTAAATTTCCTTTTCCTTTGGACGAATCATTGGATACATACACGACATAACCTTCCAGCCATTACTTGCTGTGAATCTCAAAAGTTTATCCTGCGCCCTGAATCTTTCATCCATGTAGAAGATTGAAAATACCAAATGACCATTTAGTTCAAACAGTGTATATCTTAACTTTTCTTCACCCATGACCTTACCCCTTTCTATTTTCGTCTTGTTGAAAATGTATAGACTTTCTATCCATTCATAAATATTTTCATACCATTTTGTAAACTTATCTAGGTATGTTTCTGTCCATTCCATTTTTGACTGCATCGGAATTAACCAATTACTAAAGAGTGAAGGGTTGGCTATATAAAAACAATCCACTGACACATCATAACCGTCACAGAATACAATTGATTCTAGGGTAAAAAAGACTGGGATATAAAATGAATCAATTTGGAAGTAAGAAGGGATTTCTATGTCTGTATAGTCTTTCATATTACCTGACGGACCAAATAGTGGGGAAATATGCATACCGGCCTTAAGGTCCTGTCTTCTAATGGGAATTTTAATCCTTCCACCTTTGGCGTCATCCACCCCGATTTCAAATTCAACTTCTTGTTCTACAGGTTCTTCTTTACAACATAAACCTGTAGCGGTATAGTTAAACTTGAATTTGTGGTTGTAAAGGGGGGACACAATCCGGAAAGGATCAGTTTTAAATACTTTATCTCCTATCAAGTAACCTTCAAAGAATCCAAAATTTCCACTTTCTCGTGAATAAATTATGTGACACATAATAAATTTCCTCCGTTTTTCTTTGATTTTCTTCGATTTGTCCTATTTAAGTAGTTAAATCTATAACTTACAAACCAGCCAAAATGAAAAGTCACGGCGAAGGGAAATTTTACGATCTGGCTAACATATTAATCTGAATAAGAAATTCCCGATCCCGATTATGGCTGATTATAACCGATTAGACGAAAATAAGTCCCAAAAGCTATATTGTAGCTACATTTTCCAATTTCCCTAGTGATTCTTATTTCACTCAAGATTTTACATTTTCTTCCTTCTTCCAAATCCCATCCTCATAGTATTCTATCTTTAGGTTTTGTGGCTGCATCATTTCATCAATTAGTTGGTCAAGGGTTTTCCTTGTTAAAATTTCATTAACCCTTCTTGCGTGCCATATTTTAAACCTTGGATGGTTTACCAAGTTGGTAAGAGCCTCCTTTATGTTTGATTTTCTATCTCTATTAGATTGTCCTGTAACCAGTACACCTGAAGCAATATGGTATAGGCGCACACAGTTCTTTTTTCTATTTCTATATTGCCCCCCAGAACCGGTTCCAGAAAAGAAGTCTATCTTAAAGTCTTTTTTGGTTATAGAGAATAACAGTTCGGCTTTTTTATCAAATTTCATATCCATATTGGTACCTTCCACATTCAGGACAGTATGGCCCTTCTGGGGTGATATAAAATAGCTCGTTTCCACAGTCACAGAACCAATGGGGTGTGTCCCGTTCGCATGGGTGGAGGAACCTTCCCTTTCGGAGTTTACAGGAGGGACAGGTTAGCCATTTGGTTCCTACAGAGGCAGTTGCCTTCCATTGATATCCACAACTCAGACAGCGTGCCTTTCCCTCTAAATGGCCATGCAGGTGGATTACCTTCCCCATTTGGAATTACCTTTGTTTATTTTAAAGAAAGAATGTGACAGTCTTCTGTAATACAAGATAAATACTATTGGTTCATTTGTCAAGACCTTTAGTTGATTTTTTCTAAAGATTTGTTGTTGTAGGTTTATACTTTCTACATAGATTCGCTTGTTCCCCATGTAAAGTTTGCATGGTTCCTGTTGGGATTTAGACCCCATTTGGAAAAATTGCAAAATTTTGTTGGGGTGTTAGTTACACGCCCCCCCGCCCACCTATCGGGACAACCTCCCCGTTTTTGGTATGGGGTTATTCCTAGCAAATCACTATGAATATATCATACTGAAATACCATGAAATATTCCCTACTAAAGTAATATGATACATTCATACTAAATCAGTATGGAATATCCCTACCAGAATAGTATGGATATATCATACCATTTTACTATGAACTTATCATACTATTCTACTATGATTGTATCATACCAAAATACTATGATTATACCATATCAAAATAGTATAGATCCACTAAGTCACCATGCCAATTCCTTGTGGTGAAAAGAACACACTACGTTTGTAAGTGTTTGAATCTACTAGCAAACCCATTTTGCACGTAAGTGTTTGAATCCATTAGCAATTTGGCCTATTGTGGCCTTTTTGCCACAGGAAAAGCCCAAATGTGTGTCAAAAACACCACAAACAATACATTGCCGAAAAGGAATACATAGGAATATCAACCACTTATGGTATACATGACTTTGTGGCATGCGATATGCATGTAAGAAGGGTAAAGACTATGAAAGGAGGAAACAATTATGACAGAGGCGAAATTTAGGCAATCCACCACTTTTGCGGGATGCCTCGGTGAGAGGATACCCTGTGTGGTGTGCCCCAACTGTGGGGCACACCTGGACCCGGATGAGCTTCTCTGGCCGGAGCCGGGGAAGGGAGCAGATTCTAGGCCTGGGCTAATGTGCCCCAGGTGCGCGTTCGTCGAGGCCTGGGACTGCGAGGATTAACCTTAACCCCATAGGGAACTAATCCCTATGGGGTTTTTGTTTGGAGGTAAGACAATGAAAAGACTATGTTTGCTTTATATAGTGATACCCATAATTGTAGTGTCAGGAATTTGTATTTCATACCTTTATATATAGGAGGGAAAAATGGATCTGAAAAAAGCCCTACACGAATTTAAAAAATACGCAGCTGCTAATGACTGCGTTGTGAAGGTCTATGGCGATTATGCATACAGATCAAAGAGATATCAGCAAAATCCACCACGGGGGAGAATAATTAAGTTAAAAGGAATAAAAGACAATCAACTCATAATCTTTGACTCTAAAAAAGGAATAGTATCAATAGAAATTAGATAATAGGAGGGTAAATCATGGAAAAGTACGAAAAAACAGACTATAGAGGAATTGACTACGGCCTAGGACAATCTAACGTTGACCGTGAGACCGGAATTAGGTACGGCGTTATACCCGTTAGCCATGTACCTGGCTTTTGGGATTGCGCCGAACCGGTTTATTATTATGTCTGCCCAGAGTGCGGCCATGAGTTTGGTCATGATTATCCAGAAGCTGAAAAATGTCCTGAGTGTGAACATGAGATTACGGATTATGACTTTGAGGGGATGGAGCCCGTCTATTGGGAATATTCGGATAAGGAATATACCCTGGTGACGGATGGAGATTGCGTTGATCTATTCATTCTCAAGTCTCCTTGCTATACATATGCTCAATTTTGTAGTCCTTGTGCGCCTGGGGCTTGTTACTTACCTTGTCCATTAAGTGAAAAGACAAGGGCAAATAAATGCTATTGTCTCGATGCGAGTTGGTTCGATGGTGAAGCTCCTTACGAGTATTGGAAACTAAGAAAACAAGACTAAACCTAGAAAATTGACAAAAACTAGGCCAAGCTTTAAGCTATGTCTTATATCTCTAATAATTCCAACTACTTACATAACAGAATTAGCATAAAGATATAAAGATATCAAGATATCAAGAAAACAAGAAATAAAGATATCAAGAAAGGAGACTAAGGAAATGAAAGAGTACAAACTAAGTAATGGTGAGAAATTCTGGCAAGAGGACGGTTACATCTTTTTCGAAAAAGAAGGTAAAATAGACTACTCTTGCCCTCAAACTCTAGCTTCGGGTTACTTGGATTATCGGTATACCCACGGCAGCAAGTTATATCAAGAAGCTTGTGAAATTATTTGGAGAGAGGAGGCAAAAAATGTTTAAACTATGGATTATATCTCTATGTAAGACTGGCTATATAATAGATCTAAATGCCGAAACCTTAGCACTATACACTTATGCAAGAATAGTGCTATAATGGCCTTAGCCTTATAATGGCCTTAAACCTATAACGATAATGGGGAGGTTAAAAATGAAAAGAGAAAACAGAAAATACAAGATTGAAAAAGCAGAATGGAGGGAGTTTGAGGGATTTTATAATCCCCCATTGGTAATCGAATATAAAGGAAAACGTGCGCCTATATCTGCGGGATATGGTGATGATATAGAAGTATTCAGAGACAGTAATGACTTTGTTATTTTAACCACAAGGGAAAACCTAGGTTATGCTGGAATAGAGGTTTTTGACGAAAACTTAACAAAGATAGGTGAGGTTTTTATACAAAACGTTGATGAGGAGATAGGGCAAAAATTTTGGGATTATTCTTCTAATTATCAGGCTAAAATTTTGGTAAATTACCTTGTGTAAAATGATTGAATTACTAGCAATAGAAATAGTTGGCCTTGGTGCATTTTTGGCAGTATTTGCCTTAATCTTTTAATAAATATGGAGGTAATATAATGAATATTGAGCTATACCATGACAAAAGTAACAGGTTTGCCGACCCTTGGACACTACTCATTGATAATGACATTTACACTATGTCTGATAATCCACTATCCCCACAAGGCGTTAATATGTTTTTCTCAACCCTTGACACTAAAAACAAAGCAGAGCAAGCAATGGTCGAATTCATTAAAGAACAAGAGAGGGTTGAAATAATGGAAGCTCCACAAGAAATAAGAAAAGCAATTTTATATCGGCTTGCAGATTATTTAGGAGGTTAAAATAATGGGATACACAAGAGATGTAAAATAGATGAAACAACAATTTTCAAAGGAGGGTTAAAAATGAGAGATTACGATAGTGTTAAAAATCAGGAGATTAAAAGGCGATTCGTAGAGAGGGAAGTGATTTACAATGTATCAACGTTGATTTATGAACTTGCAAAAAAAGCAGAGGTGCTAGATTCTGAGGACTATGAGGAATTAATGAGAATTATAGAGAAACCCGATTATGAAACAGCGGTTGAAGATGATCCTAATTGCCACGTACAATATAGCAAAAAGCTAGATGGCTACGTATGGATAAATAAAGATACCCACGAAATATCAGAATCTTTTGGCACATATGATGAAGCTTGTGAGGGCTGTGTACAAGCAAACGGATTAGATTATGACTATTTAGAGATATACGAACATTGGATCGTAAGCGACTTTTTGGCTAGAAAATTAAAAGCATACGGAGAAGCAGTTGGGGAGATTTTAGGCTTGACAGTTTGGGGACGTGCTACAACTGGTCAAGCTATCTATCTAGATTATGTTATTTCAAGAATCTGTGAGGATCTAGAAATATTAGAAGGACAGAGGTATGAATGGGAAGTATAAGATTTAAAAGGAGGGGAGTCATGAGATATATAATCAGGGTGTCCCCACAAGGTCATTTAACTACACACCTTGCCGGACAAAAGCCAATACATCCGTATCAAGAAAAATGGCAAGTGTTAGTAACTATAAAAGATCGTAAGGAAAGGGGGATTTTTTGGATAGTGCAACATGCTTATCAGGCAATTTTACGAGTATATAATGTATAAGCTGAGAAATCAGGACAAGGGAGGTTCAAAATGCTTAACTTAAAAGGTGTTCCAATTGGACTAAAGGCGTATATGGACCAAAAAGAAATGAAAGATCATCTTGTAAATAAGATGAAAGAATGGCAAAAGCAAGGATTTTCTGATAATGAAGTGAAGCAGGCAATCATAACAAAATGCAGGCCATTAGTCTATGGCTATTACTGGCATAGATACCCAGACGCTAGCCAGACATTACACAAGGTCTTAATGGAGCTAAATATGCCAATAGAGACAAAACTACCAAAGAAAACAAAGACTTCAGCTAACAGAAAAAGAAAATCTAGGAAAACCAATAACTTTATAGAACAGTTTATGAAGTAGGAGGCAATAATGGAAACCTATTTCGTCAAAGATTATAATTTACCTGTTTGCAAGTATAGAGGGAAAGCAGAGAATATTAAATATCCATGCTACGCTTCCATCAAATTTGATGGTGAATTAACTTATATAATTAACCTTGATAATAAATGTTTTACTGTAAACAAAGATAAATACGGCAGGATAAGAAAGAATTACCCAGTTACAGAAGAATTTAAAAAGCTCAATTTACCAAAGGGAATTTATTTAGGTGAATTATTCTGGAATGAAGGCAGGACAAAAGAAGATTTTTATGGTTTTCTGTCCCATAAAACTGATGATAATCTGAACTTAGCTATTTGGGGAATTTTGCAGCTAAAAGATAAGATTGACATATCAACCGAAGACACCTATAATTTCCTTGAAAAAATCCCGAATCAAGAGCATGTTATTGTAGCCCCATACATAAAACTGTATAATGAATCTGAGCTGAAATTGTTTGCTGAGAGTATAATTGATAGTGGATATGAAGGGGTTGTGATCAGAAACATGGATGCAGTTTATAGAAATGGGCAGTCTGTAAAATGGACCAAGATAAAGAAAAAAGAAAGAGAAGTAAAAGAAAAGACGAAAAATGGAGCAAAAATCAACTTCAAGTTAGAAAAATACGGTGTTTGGTTATAGGAGGGAACAAATGGATATAATTGGTGGAATTATTCTCTTTGCTGGAATCCTAATAATGGGATCTGATGGACAATGGTTCCCTTACGTCAACGTTGTAGGAATAATGGTTACATTAGTTGGAGTGTACATCATTAACAGATATGACAAGGAGGGATGAAATGAAAGAAAAGAGACTTTGGTGGGATGTTGATCAGGACATTGTGCGGGCGGTGATCAACGTTTTCTAATCGGCAAGAGGCCTTCAGGCCCATAAAGGAGGAAAAGCATGGAAAAACAAAAATATAAACTTCCTGGCGTCAATATAGAAGTAGAAGTAAGAACTTTCAACGACCAAAAGATTACATGTCCATCCATATCTGGATGGGACGGCTTCCGCCTAGATAAGCGGATACTCATTTTCCAAAATGGCACTCACGTTGCTTCCTTCCATCATACTGCAGGAGCATACGCTGCCCCTTATGAAGGAAGCTGGGACGGATTACGTCTCACAGAAAAATTTCTTAACAAAAAATTCATAGAAATCAATAAAGAAAAACTACAAGGAACTACAGAAATAATCCCCTATGAGGGAATAAAATTATTTCTACAAAACAATAATATCATTGGACTGGCCACATACCAGAGGTCCAATGATAAAGAAATCTGGAAATTTTACGAATTAAAAGGAGGCTAGAAATGGATAACCTAGATATATTTCAAGAAATTGTAAGAAAGTTGTCTAGTCATGGGAGAGACATAGCAAGAAACTTCTTTATTGGTATATTATCTGCCGAAGTACCACCCGAAATTTGGGATAATGCAATTAGAACGTTAGAGAGAATGATTAACGAATATGAAGTAAAATGAAAGGAGGAGTTATAATGAAGAAAAAATGGAAAACTAATTGTCCCCTTGGCGCAAAAGATTTTGACTCCCTTCTGCAAATGATTGCAGATGGGGAACATGACATAAATGTACCCGCAGTAGCAAAAGAACTAGGTCTTGAAGGGAATTTCAATTGGGATGAAATCAGCTTTCTGATTCAAAATAATGAAATCACTGCGGATGAAGTAGACAAAATAATTCATCGCACTTTACGATAGAGTAAATGAGGAGGAGGTAAAAATGAAATACTACGGATATGTAAATGACTGGGTATGGTGTGGTGTTCCACCAAAGGTTCAAGAATGCTTTGATCAGGAACACAAATTGACCCGAAAGGAAATAGGAAAATGTCTATATAGGGTTGAATGTCCTATCTGCAAATATTATTACCATGAAGACAGTTCAGATTGAAAAACACTTTTTTGTATTGACATTGCAAATATAATGGTTATCTTGGTATAACCGTGGAGCCTTAAAATGAAAAAATCAAGTATCTTCATAAACTTATCTACAGGGATTGAATTCCTGCCAGCAATCCCACCAGACAAAAATATCCATTTCATCAGGATTCAATCAACTTGGTGTGAACAGAAACGATGGAATGATATAATTGCAGATCTGGACTATACATTTCTAATGCACCTTGCACTGGGTTATAAGTGTATAGTCTACGACTGTTCAAGACGAAAGATGTCTAGGGCATTATGGCAAGGAATTCCTTGGATAAAATACGTTCTTGACAGGATGTGGTTTGGTAGAAACTCTAAAGCAAAAGTTAAAAATTGGGATGTAACTAATTATTTTGACAACCAATTTCAAACACTAACAGAACGGACTAAAACCAAGGTGAAATACTTTAAGAAGTTTTTACTAACAGACAGGATTGATATAGAAATATACGGAAAGGTTTCACAATATGATGGAAAATATGATGAACTGAAAGAAATCTTGAGAAAGGAGAGGGCCAATGTGTCATGAAATATGGAGCCAGAAGGATATTGTATATTTAGAGTTGCCCATCTATCAAAAGACTCTGGTTGGACAAAAGATTATGACAATATGGTTCCACAATAATAAAGCATATTTACGATCTAGATACCGCCAAACACCTTTCAAACTTGTAGAAGAAGAGAAGGGAATAACAGCCGTTGGAGGAGTGCAACCACAAGACGTTGCTTTCTACTTCTGGACAGATCGTGGTATATATAGAACGCAAGTTAAACCTATTCCGTGTGGCTTTCATATCTCACCATTTACGACAATCAACAAAATATACTTACGTCCATTCATCTCCATTGGTACTCAGACAGAGGCTATTTTTCACATACCAGTAGTTTTCCACCGGAAAGACGTTCTATTGTTTGATGGTAGAGACGTAAGCGTTTCACAATTTACAATTCCAACACCAAAGATTTTCACACATATACTCAAAAGGATTTATACACTTTCTCATTCTGAATGGAAGAGGAACCTTGACACAGAAGAGATAATGAAAAAATATGAGACAGCCTATAATAAAATCCTAGAAGGAATAGAAAACAAAGGTTATAGTTCTAAAATGTAAGGAGGAAGACTAATGAAGAACCTAAAGCATCAAAAAATTGAGTGGAAGACACCCCAACCAACAGACTTCCCATGCTCTGTCTGCAAAAAAAGATATGCCGAATACTTTTTAGAATATTCAAACAATATAATCACCGCCAAATTACCAGTCTGTAAAAATTGTAAGGAAATTTCAGTAGATGAATTTGAAAAGTGTGTGTTTGGAAAGGAGCTTTAAATGAACAGGGAAATGTTGATTTTAGGTATTTGTGAAGTGATTGATGGGTTGGTAAGGATTTTGTCACTTGGAAGAATCCACACCAATTTTTCATATAGGTGGATTTTCCTAGTAACAAAAAGGGAATTTGAGGAAAAGCAAACCAAAAAATGAAAGGAGAGCAAACAATGAATAACGGATCCTATAAGAAAAAGGTGGACTTGGCGGGGGAACTTGATCAAAAGATCAAGGAATACAACAAACAACTGACTAAACTGAAAGACGAAATAAAGACGATAGCAGAAAAGAAAGGTAAAAGGATGCTAGAGGGACACGTATTTACAGCAGTAATTTCCCCCATGTCTTCAAGTAAATGTGAAGCAAGGGATCTGCTAAAATTTCTAAGAAAACGGGGGGAAGAGAAGAAGTTTGTTGATCTGGTAAAGGTAGACATGACTTCTGCAAAGCGATATCTAAAAGAAGAAATCAACACAATATCCAAAACGACCGTCAAGGAATTTGGAAAGATTCAATTCATTAAAAAGTGAGGGGGGACAAAAATGGAAACGATTGAACAAGCATTGGAAAGTTTACAAGAGATAGAAGATCAGGTTTTAGAGATGTTAGAAAAAGAAGAGGCAGAACGGGAAGCAGAAATAAATGAAATGAAGCGAAAGCTAGACGAATTAATGAAAGAAGTGAGGAAAATGCAGACAGATGACTGAAAGGAAAAATCGAAATGACTAGCAAATGGAAATCGTTTACTGAAATTGACCCATTTAACCCACAAAATACATTAACAGGTAAAATCTGTTGTGAACAAGGGGAAGAATACGGAAAGGTGATATTAACACAGATAAATGACGAATCCTGCAATCAAGTTATCTATTCAACCCCTAAGATGTATTACCCATTTGATAGGGAAGGAAATTTCTATTTTAAACAACCAACAACCCCAACCATAGCATATGTTAAGTATGATGGTACAAATATAGTCGGATATTCTTACCACTACCAAGGAATTAGATATGTTACATACAAAACAAGGCTGAACCCAGTCCTTAAGTCCAGTAAATTTGGAAACTTTTACGAAATGTGGTATGAAATCCTACAGAAATACCCACAAATCCCACAAATAATCTTAAAGGAAGATATGAACCTTTCCTTTGAACTACACGGAATTCTTAACAAAATCCTGATCTTCTACCCTTTCCGCCTAGACATACGATTGTTATTCGGAATCACATCAAATGGAAGCATAATCAGACCTGAACGATTTTCTAAATATGGAATTCCCATTGCTGAAAAGTATTATGAATTTAAGACTGGTGAAGATTTTCCCAAGACGTATAACAAACTGAGAGATGAATTGGAAAAATCCAATGAAATGAAGTCTGATTCAGAAATTGTAGGTCTAGAAGGGTTGGTAATATATCAGTCAAGTGAAAATGGTACAACTTGGAAGCAATGGAAACTTAAACCAGAAACCATTTTCAGAATTCATACGAAGCCAGGGATGAGCAAAAAAGACATAATGATTACATGTTACAACGCACTGGAAAATGTGGATATAGATGGAATTACATTTGAATTTGTGAAGGAACTGTTGCTGGAAGAATTCACAGAAAATGAAATAACCAGAAACGAATATAAAATCAAGCAGATAATTGAAGAAGTTAAAGAAGAACTTGAACTAAGATACCAGATAATAACAATCTACAAGGAACTGAATTTATCTGTTAAAGAAGATAAAGAGCACACGATGAGAACCTTGAGTCAATACTTTCCATCCAACAAAATGAGATATGTGTACACAATAATAAATGCTTATGAAGAAAATACCTTGACAAACTAAAAAAAGTAATTAGCTTATAATGGGAAGTTGTGTGTAACGGAGGGAAAAATGAAAAGAAAAAGAACCTATCAAATCGTTTATAAGTGCAGACAGTGTGGACTTGAATTTTCCCCGATAGATGGGGATTTTGATAGAATCCTTGAATTCTTGTACAAGTCGATAAGCACCCACACAAACAGGCTTTATGCAATTCATACTTGTAATGGGGACAAAATTGGAATAGCAGACTTAATAGGCATACATCCAATTAAATAACAAATAACTTCAAAAGCAAAAGGAAAGGAGAGAAAAATGTGTTTAAAGAAAATTGATTTATCGTGGCCTGTTTGGTTAAGTATCAGCATAGTGTTGTGGAATTTAGACAGAGTAAATATTTGGACTGTGGTTCTAATAGCACTTTCTCACATCCATATTACATATAACTTAGAAGAGAGAGGAGGTAAGACAAATGAGACAATTTAGAAATGATGATCCATTCGCACCTTGGAATGATCCACTGGCAGATGAAAGAGATTATAGAAGATATTGTGATGAACAGCATATCCCAAAATGGGATAGATAATCAAAAAAGGAGAACGGAATGAACTGGAAAGAAATAAAATCAGAATTAATAGATACCTGTCATGACAAATTGCTAAAAGACATTCAAAAGGCTAAAGAACACCTAGAAACAGCCGAGAGACTTCTTTGTGGGGATACCCCGAATTTACTTGAAGCTGCCACCCAAATGGAAATAGCCGGTGGTATCTTAGACTATGATAACTTCACTCTTAGTATATTTGACTTTGTAAATCAGATGCAAAAATATTAATGAGGAAACAATGTGAAACCACCAAAGAATTTTGATTTTCTTGGTCCACCCCCGTATGAACACCAGATTGAAACACTTCTTTTTACTAAATCTCGCCCATATGCAGGGATCTTACTTGAGATGGGTTTAGGAAAGACTAGGTGTGCCATAGATACAGCCAGATGGAAAATTCCAAAAGAAGGAATCAAAAGTGTTTTGGTTGTAGCACCAACAAGCACATTATTTAGCTGGAAAAGACAAATAGAAACGTTTTCGGAATATACTGCAACAGTCTTAATAGGACCAAAGGAAAAACGAATTCACCTATTACAACAAAAGAAGACAAAGTTTTTTATAATTAACTATGAAATGCTAAAGCCTTTAATAAAAGAACTAACCAAGAAAAGATTTGATATGCTAATCTTTGATGAATCAGCAAGATACATTAAAAATCCAGAGGCAGGAAGAACCAAAGCTGCAATATATCTTTCAGATAGAAAATGGGTTAAGTGTAGACTGATTCTTACAGGAACCCCGATTGCGGACAAACCACTAGATATATGGTCCCAGTTTAGGGTTCTTGATGGTGGAAAAGCATTTTCACAAAGTTTCTACACATTCAGACACTTTTTCTTTGATGAAATAAGAAGGAGACAATGGAAGGAATACAGACTGAAAAGTGAAAGACATAAGCAAATAATTACCAAAACCATCAAGAAGTGTTGCATCCGAAAGACAAAAGAAGAATGTCTAGATCTTCCTGAAAGGATATTTGAAGTAGTTGAAGTAAAGATGTCACCAGAACTGAAACGATTATACAAAGCAATTGAAGAAAAGGTGTTAGATGAAATAGAAATAGAAGGAAAACAGATGACTATAAAGAATATATTAACTAAATTGCTTCGACTACAACAAATCACAGGTGGATTTATAAAGACCGACCAGGGAACCGAAACAAAACTGGATTATACACCTAAACTAGACGCCTTGGTAGAACAAATAGAAATGATAATTGATAATGGATCAAGTGTAGTGGTTTGGTGTAGATTCCTTAAATCAATGGATATAATTGCTGAAGAATTAAAAAGAAGGAAGATTCGTTTTATAACAATGAGTGGAAGGGATGGAAAGAAGAAAGACCAGTTGTGGCAGAAATTTCAAAATTCAGACATTCCAGTATTTATAAGTCAAATACAGGCTGGTGGGGAAGGAATTGATCTTTTCAAAAAACATGAAAAATTCAAGGACAAGATTCAATATTGCATATTTTATGAAAATATGTGGTCCTTAGATTGGCGGCTTCAAGCCCAAGACAGAATTCACAGGATCGGCCAAGAAAATACCTGTATTTATAAGGACTTAGTGGTGAAAGGCACAATAGATGAAAGAATACTACAAGTAATTAAGACAAAGAAAAAAGTTGCCGACTGGATAATGGAAGAGGGGATCGAATCCATACTAAGAAGGAAAAAATAATGCTGATGATAAACGAAGTACTTAATGAATATTCAACAAACCAAAATGACCTGTTAAACCATCGAATTGGGGAATTTGTAGAAAATGTATATGATATGGTTTCACAAAGGTTTTCCACAAAGCATATAGAAGAATTAAAAGAATCTGCCCTAAAAGAAATACTTACACATGAATTACTATACATGAATGCCTTAGAAGAGGCTGAATTAGCAGCAGAGAAGATAATTGGTGGATTATCCCGCAGTCAGATGGATAGGCTTCTTTCTATGATTGAATACTTAATAAACACAAATGGAATGGAAGCAATAGATTATAAATTCACACGTTACCCTGTCATTTTGACTTCCATTCAAGCCATAATGAAAACTGGGAAAGCAAGGCGTGGAAAACGATATTGTCCTGCATGTGGAAGTATAACCAGCTCAAAAGAAATCCAGTGTGAAAAATGCCATACTTACTTGACTATTGACAAACCGATAATTAAATTAAAAAGGATGATTAATTCTGTAGTAAAAAGCTTTCTGAAGAGGGGAAATGAAGAGGATTCTTCAAACTTGGAATATGGGAGCCAAAAGGGTTAAGGGAATCGCTTCACACAGATCCCTTGATTGTAAGGTCTTCATCAAATACAACGGTGGTCTTGGTGTGACAAAGCCACTCAGGAAACTTTTACAAACAGCTTTAGAACAATATGATCAGAAAGACATCATATCAGCAATCAATAATTATTTCCATATCTTAACAAATTCAAACTACTTTTTTGAAATGCGTTACAAAGGATTAGGACAATTCATACATGCTGGATTGAACAGCAAAGGTGGATTTGTAAAATTCCTAGACAAGAACCAACCATACAAAAGATTCAGAAAGAAAAGTTCTTCAGTATATTTCAATGTGAAACAGTCATTCAGCCCACTAACAACACAACCCTGTCTTGATGGATATGATGAAAAACGAAGGTTGTACTATGGCTTTTCAATTGAAGAAATAACAGCTATAACCCAAGAATTTTTAGACGATGTTGAATACAGAATTGATACTGAAATCATTGGGAAAAAACCAGGATATTTTTATGAACTTGAACTTGGAATAGCATATCTACTGTTTACCAAGATGACCAATCCAAAACCAGATTTATTGCGGAAATTTTTTTCAGCATGGGAAGTAGAAAAGGAAAAGGTTGACTTAAGCAAGTGGAATGATTGAAAAGAAAGGAGGAAAAAAATGATTAACTATCCTAAAACACTAGAAGAAGCTAAGAAGTATAGATATAACACATGGGCGGGAAATCCAAACGGCACTCCCTATGATCCCACCCGTTGTGCATATGAAATATTTAAGAATTTCACAGCGTGGCAGTGTACAAGAAAAAATGGGTATGGTCCAGGAGGTCTATATTGTAAACAACATGCTAAGATTGTAGAAAGATGGGGGAATTAGAATGCGGTTCTTCACAGCAGACGAACACTATTATCACACAAATATTATCAAGTATTGTAATAGACCTTTTACTTCAGTCGAAGAAATGAATGAAATTCTTATACAGAATCATAATGAAGTTGTAAAAAAGGGGGATATTGTAATACATGCTGGGGATTTTTCCTTTGCTAATAAGGATAAAACAGAAGAAATAATCAAACGACTGAACGGAGTGCATATATTTCTTAAAGGGGATCATGATAAATGGCTTCCACCCCATACAACCCAAATTTGGCAGAAGAAAATAGACAATCACTATATTGTAGTGTGTCATTATGCCCTGCGGGTGTGGCCTCGATCCCATTATGGAAGTTGGCACTTATTTGCTCATTCACATGGAAGATTAGAACCGATTGGGAAGTCTTGGGATATAGGTGTAGACAATAATAGGTACTATCCACTGTCTTTGGATGAAATAGTTGAAATTATGAAGGAAAGACCTGATAACTTAAACCTAGTTGAAAAGAAATTTTCATAAAAGAAAGGAGATATTTATCATGGAAAGTGTAATAGACATAACAAACAGCATAATAATATTAATCCTTATCTTGGCTGCCGGTATTTTGTTATGGTTAATCATCAGGGAACTTAATTGTTGGTATTTCAAGATTAATGAAAGGGTGAAGCTTCAAAAAGAAATGAATGAAACCCTTAGAAGAATTGTTGATATACTTAACCTGCCTAGTAATTTAGATGGAAAAAATAATGATGTAGAAAATTAGGATAAGGAGGGATTGATATGCCAACACCACTAAAAGGGGAATCAAGGTCTGCATACATAAGAAGGTGTGTAAAAGTACGACAGAAGGAACATCCAGAAGAAGATGTTGATCAATCGGTAGCAATTTGTTCATCAATGTGGGATCAATATAAAAAGAAAAGAAGCAAGAGGAAAAAGAAATGAATAAAAAAGACATCATACAAGTGTTTCGTGGAAAGTCAAGATCAAAAGCCGTCTTGCTATTTTGTGCTGAATGTATGGGATATTCAAGACACAAAAATGTTCCAAAAGATTCAAAAGATTTAATACCATACAACATGGCTAGACGAAGGGTTACAGATTGTGAAGCATATGACTGTCCATTATGGCCATATAGACTTCCTAAGAAGACCCCGATTGAGCCCACGTGGTTGGAGGTAGAAAATGGAAAAGAGAAGAAAAAGGAGAAGAAAAGATCTTGACCCTTATGCTTCAATCCGAAGACCTATAGCACCACCAACAAAACCCCACGAACCCAAAGTAAAATATAAGAGAAGCAGACTAAAAAAGGAACTGAGGAAGGAGATAGAAGAATGGACATCGAACTAGAAGATTTAAAATACATTGACAAATTCAAAAATTTACGTGTCCTTGTAATTGGGGACGTAATGTTGGATCAATATATTATAGGAACTGCGACACGTATATCACCAGAAGCCCCAGTTCCTGTTATAGAACTAGAAAGACAATGTTATTCGGTAGGTGGTGCTGGAAACGTTGCCAGAAATGTAGCTTTGTTGGGAGCAAAAACATACTTGTTTGGTTCTGTAGGAAAAGACTTTGGTGCTTCGAAAATAAGAGAGTGTTTGCACAACTATGATAATATAACGTACAAGTTTACCATATCAGACACCTTTGAAACCACCACAAAGACAAGAATTATTGCAGATGGGGTTCAAATGATAAGGTTGGATCGGGAAGGAGATTCAGATAGGGATCAAACAGCACAGCTACAAAAAGAAAACCTAATCACATTCATAAAGGAAGAAGTAAAAGAAGTAGATGCTATAATTATATCAGATTACAACAAAGGAATCCTTCATGAACATATAACACCAATAATAAAGGAAAATCTAGATGGTTTGGTATTTGTAGATGCTAAACCAGACAATTTACACAAATTTTATAATGTTCCCGCAATAATAAAACCAAACAAAAAA